TCACACCACCCTGTCATCCTGCATCACGCTGTTGATGAAGAACGTCACCCGCCCCATCACCTCAACCTCTTCCGCAGCCTCCCCCTCTATCGCTTCACCATCATCACAAATCAGCGCCCTGCCCATGACCCTGGCAAACTGAGTCCGTCCGCCGCTGAGGATTAGCAGAACCTGATTCTGTACCAGTCTGGTGCACGGCTCGATAACCGCAAAGCCAGACGAGGTTTCGAGGATGCGGCTGTCCATGCCGATCCCGCAGATAATTTCCGGAGATAAACGCGGTGCTACGAAATCAGCCGCCGGTGAAGGAAATCCCATCAGTGCACCCTCCCCATGTTACGCAGGATCCAGTATCTGTTATCACTGCCGTCAGTTGTCTTGTCAGCAAAGTCTGGTTGGTATCTCTTAATCCATGCATTGGCATCTGCCTGACTGAAATGCCAATTCCTAACGCGCAATTCAGTGATGAATTTGTCAGTGTTCAAACAAAGATATCCCTTTGGATTCTGTTGTATGGCCGCTAAAAAGGCTGCACGTATATCAGGTTGACGAGGCATGAACGCACCCTCACTCGCTTATTGACTGTATGCATATACAGTAGTATTTTTATGAAATCAGATCAAGCACAGGCATTTTTCACTTAAGAGAGGATCGGTATGTTTGTTGAACTGGTTTATGACAAGCGAAATGTTGAAGCGCTCGAAGGGGCCAGAGAAATCATTCTGGACGAGCTGACGAAGCGGGTGCACCAGATTTTCCCTGATGCCGAAGTGAAGGTGAAGCCGATGCAGGCGAACGGCCTGAATAGCGACGCCAGCAAAAGCGATCGGGAAAAACTGAACCGCATGCTGGAGGAGATGTTTGAAGATTCTGACATGTGGCTGACCTCTGAGTCTCCTACTGTTCGCCAGGTTGGGCTTTAACTATCTATCGTGTAATATTCCCCGCGTTTGCTCGGGCGTGAACACTGAGCAACCAACCGCCGCCCGTTCTTTCTTAAGTCGGACGGCGGTTTTCTTAGCGAAGCCGTTTCAATATGCTGTCTTCAGGTATATCAAGCTCCAACCTGTTTTAGCTCATCAACCTGTTTACTAAGTTCTGCTACCTTTGCGTTAAGTGCCTTAATGGCGGCCAGAGCATCCATAAGCAATGGGTTAAGGTCAAGGGTCATTTTGCCCACTCCCTCGGCGCTGTGAACGTATTCCGGGTCAATCTTTTCAATTTGCTGCGCGATTACACCACGGCGTACTGCTTCACTGTCGTCATCCTTATACCTGAACGATACGAACTCCATCGCATCGATGTTTGCCAGCGCGATTTCCGTATCAAGTTCAGTGATATCTTTCTTAAAGTTGATATCAGATGTCCCAACCGCCTGCATCTGCGTCCACGGTATTGTGGATGATGAGGTGTTCATTGCAGATGCGATGAGGTTTCTTACAAAAAGATTACCGGATATTCCTGTGAAGATTTGCTGTCGGCGAGTTGGGTCATACCCGCATACAATTCCAGATCCTGCTTGCGGCGCCCAGGAAGTACCAGAGCCGTCAATACCATAAAACCCTGATTCGGTACTTCCTAAAACGTTAATACCTGGAGTTCCGAAACCAAAGTATCCAACACCTAAGACATTACCAGTATTAGGGCCAACATCCTTAGTGGCGGCATTTCCCAAACCGAGGTTTGTGCGAGCGTCAGCAGCATTCTTTGCACCTGTGCCGCCCTGGCTGATACTGAGCGCGGTAGTCAGGCCGCTTAGGCTGGTTATATCGCTGTTAGCCCCTTTCTTCGCCAGTGATTTCTGGCCCGGCACGGTAACGGCCACACCGTTAATCGTGATAGTGACGTCTGTAGTACCGTTCATCACATCAGCGAACCCGCTCATGTAGCGCTGGTACATCGTGAAGGTTTCAGCGATATCCTGCGCCAGACCGTCAACGCTCAGGCTGTCGCTCAGCAAAATGGAATATTTGGTTCCAGCAGGGATAGCAGGGTTAGCAGCTGGCGTAACGGTGAGAGAGGTTGCGCTTCCAATCGCGGTAATCTGGAAAACCTGCGCTGGGCTGGTCAGCGCGATAACAGTGCAGCCGTTACGAATAAGTGAGCCAGCTGCAGTGAAGTTTGTGCCGGTACCTGTAAGGGTGTTTCCGCTGATGGCAATAGTGCCAGTGGTATAAATCATGTTTTCTCCAGGCAATAAAAAACCCCGACGGAGCGAGGTTTGTTTGAATCAGTTTGTTTATTTGCAGGTCGTGCTGGTAAATGTATTTGCACTTACCCAGGTCCAGTTAAATGGATAACCCGCTCGGTACTTAATTTGGTTATTTTGCTTGCGAACGCCATAAATTTGCACGCTGCTTTCCTGCCCGCCTACCAGTGCTGTTCCGCTACATACAGGCTGTTGCCTCTCAATAACGCCAGCACAACCTGAAAGCAAAAAAGCCAATGACAAACAAAAAATTATATTTTTCACAATGGTTCCATCCCAGGGGAACGAGGAAGTAACACAATAGCAATATGGATAACGTGGGTATAATTGATTCTGTAGATCAATTTTAGTTAATTGATCGCTTAAAACGATCAATCATAACTTGCACAGTTGATGGCCATAATCACGTTTCTTAAATTTGAATAAGCAACATTCTGTAGGCTTCCGCTCGGTGTGGTTTGCGGTCTGGCAAATATTCTGGTATTGCTTCCATCAAGCTTTGCCATGCTCTTGTATATGGCCGAGTAGGGTTGCGGCTGACCGCCGGCGGATACAACCCCGGTAATTAGCCCCAGCATGGCAGGCATACAGGCCCACTTCCCCGCCAGAGTTGTATTGATGTTGTATCCTGAGCTGGCATCCACCCCGGCGGTACCGAGGGTGACAACATCGCTCAGCGTGCGCGTTTCGTTTGTTAAAATCAGCGTCCCTGAAGCATCCCACACGGCCAGCCCGTAGTCTGGCTTTGTCTGCGGGAAAATAGAGAAAAAATAAACGTACGCTGTGCCGGTTGCATTCGGTCTGAGAAAATCAATCGTGATGGTGTTCCCGCTTATCGTTTGAGTGATTTCGACCTCTACCGTGCAATGAACGAAGGCGACAACAGGCTGACCTGCGGGGAATGTGTGCGTCACTTTGGTATTAAACCCCGATGTTCCCTGAAGTGCCGCTGTCTTTCGCGCCTGTAGAGCGATTGGCGAGCTGTTCGCGGTCACCCATACTTCCCCGCTGGTCGTCGTCAGTAAAACGCCATACTCCGCCATTTATGCCCTCTCGATCTGGAAAATGAGATAAGCCGCTGCCGCAGGCTCAGTCCCTGCTGAGTAGTCGGTATCGCCTACTGCTGACACTGTTGCGGTTCCCCCCGAAATGGTGATCTTCCTCCGACTCGTACCAAACTGATCGCCGTTCATGCTCTGAAAATAGGTCAGCCTGCAACCCGGTGGAAGCGCTACGGTGTAAGAGCCTGTTTTCTGGTTCTGGGCCAGCTGGAGATAGCCACAAACGCTGACAGGCTTAACGCCATAGTTGTTTACCTTGCCTGATGCGTCCCATGTCTGAACACCATATTCCGCCATCCAGTTCTCCTGAAAAAAAGAGGCCCCGTAAGAGGCCTCCCGTTACCATGTTCCCGTGATTCTCCCGATCTGCACCCTCAACCCATTGTTGGAGTCCCGGACACTAATTGTCTGATTGGTTTGTTTCATTGCCCCCTCTCCAGCTGTGGAGCCGTAGTTCTCAAACGTTCCTGACTTATCCAGTTTCCATCCGACGGAACCAGCAACGTAGTTATTTGACTGAATGTAGTTACCTATTTTGGCATTGCTGATGGTACCGTCCTGGATGAACGTATCCCGGATGAAGGTCTGTCCGTTCTGGATAACGAACGGCAACGATACCGCCCCACCAGCCTGCGCCATTACCGCGAAACGGTCAGCCACAAACAGCACCTGTGATTGCATGCCAGATGGAGTATTCTCAACACCTATCCCCATACCAGCAGCATACTGTTTTCCGTTCGCATCCACGGCAACCTTGATGCTGTACATCGCCTTCAGGTCGCCGTTGACGTTCGCAATGGCCTGCGCGTTGGTGGTGATCGCTGAAGTGTGCCCGTTGATGGTCGCCGTAATGCCGTTTATCTGCGTGGCTGTGGCCTGCTGGTAATCGGAGAACGTCTGGTTCAGGCTGTTGATGGATGCTTTATTGCCGTTCACGTCAGCCTGCAAGCTCAGCAGCGAACGTGCTGTTGCCTCCCTGTCGCTTGCCATAACATTATCAATACGATCGATGCTGGCCTTACTGTCACCGTACTGCGCGCTGAGTCTCACCTGCTGATCAACCTGCGCCAGCGTACTCGTTATTAGCGCGATAGCGTTATTCTGGATGCCGCCGCTGGCAGTATCGGTTCTTGCTCCCAGCTCCTCCAGGCGGGATGCCATTGATGAAGTCGTGTCGGTGACAACCTGTCGCAACGTGGTGATATCAGCAGTGTTTTGTGAGCTGGCTTGTTCAGCTGCATCTGCCTTACCTGATGCATCGTCAGCTTTACTCGAAGCCGAATCAGCTTTATCAGAAATGACCTGAGTGCTCGCAGTGAGCTGATCAACAGCAGTAGCCCTTGCCTGAGCTTCATCTGACAGAGCCTGCCTTACCTCGGTAATTCCCGCCTCGTTCTGCTCAGTTTTTGCCTCAAGACGAGTAACATCCGTGACGCGAGCCTCCGTCTCAGTGGCGATCACCTCCCGGAGCTGTTCGAAGGTCGCAGAGTTAGCGCCCTGCTGGGCTGTCTGCCGCACGACAACATCAGCAATAGCAAGCGCGTTGCCGATGATTGCTTCTGCTGTCTGCTTATTCGATCCAACCGCCGCTGCAAGACCGTTTGCATTCTCTTTGATTGCATCAGCCAGTTCTGCGAACTTTTCACTGCTCTCCACCGCACTCTCGATCAGATCTTTGAACGTATCAGTCTCTTTAATCTCCTCCAGGATTGCATTGGTGATATCACTGAAGTCGTCCGTTGGTTTTCCAGAAGCCTCTACAAATCCTGAAACGCCAAATGCATTACGAGTTCGAACATAAACGTAATAAACATGGTCAAACTTAAGTTTTTGGATGGTCCACTGATTGCCACGGCCAAGGAATTGAGTTTTGTTCTCAATATCATCGGTTAATGGGATTGGCGTCTCGCCAGCGTACCAGAACTCAAAAGAGGTATCTGATGTTGCCGTTACAGACATAACTGGCACCAGAGTGGCCTGTAATGGTCCGGGTATCCACTGAACGGAGTTAGGAGCCTTTGGCGCGCCTATAATAAGACTCACCTGAGTTTCGGCGCCTTTCATCCCGTTTTCATTGCGCCCACGAACGCCAAGCGTGTAGCTACCGGCAGCAAGGCCGTAAAAATCATAACGGAACTGGTCTGTTTCGTACTGAGATACCAGCTTCCCATCAGCACTGTAGATGTACAGCTCAAACACCAGCTTTTTAGTAGTGGTTGCCGTCTCCCACGTTGCTGTAACCTGGACGGTCTCGGTGTTTGTGTTCAGGATTCGCAGGTTTTCCACGTTAGGCACGCGGTAGCCGTTCAGCGTATCGCTGGGAACTTCAAACACTGCACCCTCGTCAACGATGGCCTGTTTGTTGGGGTCGTGCAATGAGGCCGTTATGCTGTATACGGAGTTGTTTTCCGTTTCGGCAACGCTCAGTATCCGGAAAAGGCGAATCGCAACGCTTGCGGTTGAAATGGCAAATACAGTTCCCGCCCTCACCCATTCAGGTTCGTTTTTGAGTGTGACGTTGTTTCCGTTAACGCCATCAATCTCATAGCGAGAGAACTTTCCGTCCCTCCCCATAATCGACATAGTGGAGCCGTCCGTTACTACCGAGGAATCAACCGCGTCAACCGTTATCACCCTCCCGGAATGAGAAACAATTCTCCCCCCGAGGCGAGTTCCTGCGTAGTCATTATCCATGACCTCAACGATATCACCCGGCGTGAAGTGGATAGCATCGCGTGCCATCTGGAAAGACAGTCTGCTGCTTTCACGCTTTGCTGTTTCCAGCAGCCATTTACCTGCCCGCCATGCCTGTCCGCGAGAGGTGCAGCCAAACGCCTCCAGAGTGGTTTCGTTGTAGTTCCCTTTGGCTATCATCTCATCGTCGGAAACGTACTCTTTCACCTGCTCCCATCCGTTGTCGGGGTCAGTCCAGGACACTACAACCGCATTGTATTTCTCTGAACGCTTTACAGAGCTTCGTTTGAACTCGCCATTCACAACGTTGGCGTTCGTGATTGTCGCAATCGGATCCTGTGGAGCGTCCAGCATTACGGACAGGCGCAGGCCGTCCCACAGCGCAATGCCACGGAACATGCTCGCTATCTTGTCGAGAATGTCTCGCGCACTCGCCTGCTCTGTGATGTAGGCGTTGAGCGTCATGCGTGGCTCTTTGCCGCCATACCCATCATCTACAAGCTGATCGCAATATTGCGACAGAATGTAGAGTGCACCATCGTCAACATCGATGTATCCGGCGCGTTTCGCCAGGCCAAATCGGGTGTTTTTCGCCAGCTCACGGAACAGCCACGCCGGGTTGTTAGTCCATGCCTTTTTGAAGCCCCCCGTCCACAGCCCGGAGTAAGTTCTGGCAATTGGCTCGTAGTTATCCGGTACGTCAACGATCAGCCCGCGAAGATGATATGTGCGGCTCGGCGTGTCAGTGTACTGGTCACGGTCGATGACTGAGCCGGCAACAGCAGAGAACGGATAGCTAAGGTTGTCGTCGGTGATCTCGCTGTAGCTGTTCCAAACAGTCCCGTTTGACAGCAAATCGCTGCTGCTGTCAGGCGTAATGCGGCGAACGCGGATATCAAACGGTTTGGTGTCGGGGGCATCAATGACGTGCGCCTCAAGGTACTCGCCAGAGATTTTCCCTGTAATCGTCACCGTCTTCTCCATGACCCAGCCCGACGAGCCAGTTCTGGTCTCGATAACCATCGTTACAGAGGTGTTTTTCTGGTTACCCTTGGAGTCCTGCTCCATGAGCCCGGTGACGCCGATGTTAAAACGAACGCGGGTCACGTCCTGATCGGTTATGGTTCTAACCAGCGGGGTATCGTAAGTGACCTCAGTGTTAACAATGGTCGTCGCTTCGATTGCAGAGAAGCCGTTGATTGGCTCCTGAGTTTCCGATCCAGGTCGCCAGGCAACACTAATGCCGTTCACGTTGACATTACCGTTCGAGTCAGTGATAGGCGTCTTATTCAGCTTGAATGAAGACAGGTGCTCCTGATCCACCGGGCCCGCGATTGGCCCCTCAGATATCAGATCCAGTACCCGATAGAATTGTTTTGATTTGAGGTTATCGTCGAGTAGTTTTGGGGTTGATGCTTTACCGCCACCTGAAGACATAGCGCCACCTTAGCTGATTGATTCTTCCCAGTCGGAATTATTAGATGTGTCGATCCCGAGACTTATTACGTTGCTGCCGACCTCCATCTCGCCGAGGAGTATGGGGACAGGATGCCCCTGTCCGACCCTGTTTTCTGCACTGGTAAACGAGTTATTCGTGAGGGTGTTTGTTTCGGCCGCTTCCGCTGAAGTTTTGCTTTTCATGTTCCGGGACATGTAGATGGAGTAAGCAACCGAGGCGGCAGACAGCACCAGTGAGGCAATGAGAACTATCGTACTGGTCTCAAGTCCCGCCCCCTCAATCACCGGGACAAACAGCACTACAGAGCCATCCTTCAGGCGCCGATCCATGTGCCACTGCACCGAAGACGTTTCAACATCCTCACCCGCCACTCGCATTCTTACTCTGGCGTTCAGGAATGCTTTTTTGAACTCATGATTCTGAGCAAGCAAAAGACGAATGCCCTGGGCAGGGGTATCAACGCTCAGCTCGACTTTGCGGAAATGTCGGCGTAAATGCCCTGCAAATTTAAAGATGAGCACTGTTCATGTCTCCATATGGAATGCATCTGCTTAACGTATGCCGGGCGCATTTGCTCTCTCCGGCTTAAATGCCCTGAGCAATCGTGGTGAAGAACCATATTGTCATCGAGCAGAATCATTGCGTGGCAAGGGTCAGCTCCGGGGAATGGTTGCCTGATTATTACGTCACCTGGCAGCGCTTCTCCCGGCGATACCTGATTGAAGCCATTGCGAGACATGTTGTTCAGATAAAGGTTCTCCCCTCTCAGCCACCAGCCATTCGTCCTTTCGAAGTCAGGTAGGTCAATGCCACACAGGTGATACGCATCACGGAATAGCGTGTAACAATCAGTCACTCCGTGCTCGAACCGCCTCCCCAAAAAGTAATCCACCGGCCTGAACGTTCTGATTTTCCCGTTACAGGCCAGCACCCATGGAAGGCCCGATGCAACCTGGCATTTACGGTCGGCGCCGGACAGAACCGGGCTGTTCATTGGGTGAGAGTGGAATACCGCAGTCACCTCTCCAGCCTCCTCGGCCGCCAGCCACTCATCATCACTGATTCGGAAGTGCTTTCCAGGCTCCGGGTGAACATTCCGACAGCGGAACAACTGCCCGCCATCCAGGATTAAGCCGCACACCTCATCCTGCGACGATGCCGCATAATCGAGTAATTCCTGCATCATGAAACCTTCTGAGAGCCGGGGAAGCTGCTGATTGGCATTGGTTCCGGTCGTGGATAACGGAAGCGGCAGCCGCTACGGCGGTGAGAGCACTTATCTTTTGCCGGGTCAGTGGTTGGATTGTCGCGCTCATCTGCAACCGGCGGCCCGTCATATCCGCACCCGACGCCGCGATACAGCCACTGGCAGACGTCGGCAAGGATGGTTCGCGCCGGGATGATAGCGTTGTCGCAGTCAATCGGTGTCGCCAGCGTGTAGGTCACCTGCTCGAACGTCTCTTCCGTCATCTCCTCAACAACGTAGCGGGAAACCGCTTCCTGCGTCGGATCTGCGTCAGGGTTGCCATTGGGGAAGTTCACCGCGTCCAGGTATTTCACCGGAACCTGACGGCGGGTGATCACCACCCCAAGCATGTCGTCGAAGTCATGGTTTATGCCCGTCAGTAAACCCGTGACGTTCGCCACCACCATTGTTGGCCGGGCATATGTGCCTTCGTTCTTTGACTCGAACCCTTCGACTGCTATCGGGTATGCCTGATACTGATTCCCCTTCCAGATCACATTTCCGTAATATCCATTGGTGCCGGAATGGAACCGGATAAGGTCTCCGCCAAAGGGTTGCAGGTCGGCTTCGAACAGGTCGATAAACGCGCCTACTCCGGCGTCGACGCTATCAATAATCATACTGGCTGGTATGTCGCGCACGGCAAACTCCCATAAAAAAAGCCACCAAGTGGTGGCTACTGTTTGAATATCAGGATGTTGCTTACTGATAACCCTGGTTAACGTGTAAGCTCAGCCCGTCAGCGGTGGGACGCTGGTGCACCCTAAGAAGGAGGGATGGCTGATTACCTCTGATTCAAGGATATAAATGAGCAAATATAATTTTGAAACTGTTGACACCGACGTACCTGTAAACCATGAGGAGGTATCATATGCCCTTCTTGCAGTATTAGGTGCACTCGGCAAATCAATTGCAGGTGATGACCCTAAGAAGCAAGAGGATTTGCTGAAAAAATTAGACCATGCATATATGTATAATAATGGTTTAGGCACAACGGTAGATGTTGAGATAGCCAGAATGGCAAAATTTATCAAAGCGGCCCTGTAATAACTCTAGGGTTCTTATTAGTATCGTATTGAGTAAGAACCCCTTTCTTCTGCAACTTGCTTGCGGCTCTTTCATGGGCCGCATTTAAAACTCCACCAGGGCGGCAAGCGCTCGCAATTGTATCGGATGCAATTTTCCGCATAGCTTCGCTCATTTCATCGGTAGTTTTCTGCTTAACAGTCATATTTGCAATAGCCATTTCCAGCGCTTCAACGCGTTGTTCTAAAGTCATAGTCTTTCCCCTTATCGTGGTACTTGTTCAAACGTGGCCGTCAGTTCATACAGCGGCCCCGTCTTCGTTAAACTCCATGAGCGGCAGACAAACAGCTTTCTGGCTCCGGTATCTGATGGCGTCCAGTAGAATGATTCAATTGCGCCTCTGGCTTTCAGGAACGCCTCAGCATCCTTAGCGGGGTTGCTACGGCAAGCACCGCTGACGCCGCGAAAGGTGAGGGAGTATTTATCCATCAAGGGGTTGATGCCCTTGGTCTGGCGCTGCTCGTATCCGTCACCCAGCGTTACTACGGCAACGTTCGGCGTCCGCTCTACCGAATAGCCCTTCTGAGGCGTCCATGTGAATGTTTCTGGCACGATTACCTCCGTAGTAACCCGTTAGGGCGCTGCTGATCACGAATGGTGCTGAGGCTAACCTGCTTCATCATCTGCGCCATCTTAGCCATGGTCGCATCGTCTATGCCGCCAGTGGTGTTGATTTCGAAAGTGATGTGCTGCACCACCCCACCGCCTCCTCCAACCTTATCAGCAGGAATGATCTTCCCTGACTGGTTCGGGATGAATGCCTGCTGACCCCCGGCGGTCTGGAAGATTTCAGAACGGCCATCCTCGTTGACACGATAGGCGTTACCAGCAGAAACCGTACCGCCGTAGCGACGACCGCCACTCATGGTGACACTTGCAATATTCGAAAGCAGGGAAGCACCGGCCGAGGCGATGGCTGCGTAGTTCGCCATTTTTTGTGCTGGCGTAAGAGCAGTCGGATCGGCCATGGCTTGCATAATCGCCGTGTTAAGACTCAGGGTTGATTGCGCTATCGCGAATGCTTTTGCAGCAGCGAACATGGCAACATATGCACCACTGCTCTTTCCAGACGTGTTTTCGATAATTGACGCCAGGCTATCAAACCCCTGTGACGCCGAGCCGAGAATGGAGCCTATCGCCTCAGTTTGTGCATTGGCCTCATCTACAGCAATTTTCCTCCTGGCGTTTGCTGCCTGCTCCTGAATGGCCGTCTTGGCATCTTCGTATTGCTGGACGCTCAAAACACCCATTTGCTGGTACTGTTGCAGTGCCGCCAGCTTCTGCTGCTCCTGGAGCGCTATTTGAGCCGTCGGGTCTTGCACAGCGCCGGTAACAGCGTCAGGGGTGGTTTTGTTGGCCGCAATTTCCTGGTCTGTAAATCGCCTTGCTTGCTCGGCCTGAGCGCGGTTCTTAATGGCCGTTGTCACTTCCCATATGGCTTTTGCCTGCTCTTTGGCCTGAGCTATCTGTTCATTGGTCGCCTTGCTGCCTAACGCCATTACAGCATCATACTGAGCCAGTTCCAGTGAACCATCGGCATACCCAGTGTTCAGGCGAGCCAGTGCATTGCTTTGTCTCTCTAGGGCTTGTTTAGCCGCATCAACAGATGATGAGTGTCTGGAGCTTGCTTTTGCTGCCTTATCTCGTTTTTCTTTTTCTTCTTCCAGCTGAGCATTTATTCTTGACGCCGCAATAAGTTGATCTTTTTGTTCGCGAGTCAGGTCTTGTTGCTCAATCCCGTATTCAATGGCCGCCTGCTTGCCTTTGGTTAGAGCTATTCTCTGCGCCTCAAGTTGCTTGCTAATTCCATCAAAATTAGCCTGTTGCGCCTCTGTTTTTAGCTCATTTAGCGTTCTCTTTAGTGCCTCGCCATTATCATGTGCCTGTTGCATTGCGGCAGCAGCATCGAGAATTCTTTTTTCAAGGTTTGATATGGCGTCTGCGCCATCCTGCGTCGATGGCTTAAGAGCCCTCATGTAATCAACAAGAGAACTTACCGCTTGTGGGGATGGATTTTTAGCAAGCTCAGTTAGCCTTTTACCCAAGCCAAAAGCTGCATCATCAGAAATATCAAACTGACTGGACAGCATAGCAACCGTGTTAACCAACGTCATGGTCGAGGAATTAAATGCTGGGCCTAGTGACGTTGCTTGCTTAATGGCGTCATTGAAATTACTGGCGCTAATCTCCATTAGATCCATGGCACCGCCAAATGCTTTAACATTCGCGACGCCGCCATTCAAACTTCTCCACCAAGATGATTGCTCATCAATTATATTTGTTATTGCCTTGCCAGCGTCCCTGACCGCTATTTCATACTGTTGAATTGCGTTATCTCTTAACTGAGAAGCAAGTGTGGCGTTAGTCGCTGCCAGTCTGGCATAGTCATTAGAAAGCGCAGCCACCCCTTGACTGTTAATAACGACTACTTTGTTGAGCGTCTCCGCTGCTGTCTTTAACTGCTCCATCTCATCTTTTGTTGATCCTAACGCAGCGGACAGAGAACCAATCAAAACAGACCCTAGCGCAATAACGGCACCAAAAACAGCACCTCCTGGGCCAAACGCCCCAGCAAGCTGAGATCCCTGCTGACTAAAGGCTACCAGCGCAGACTGTCCACCCTGCACCTGTACAATGAAGTCCTGAATCTGATAACCAGCCTGTTGCATACCAGATCTCAATCCACCAGATACCGCGCCAGCAGTTTTCGTTACTGTTGTGTTTAGCTTTTCGGCTGACCTATCTGCCTTTTTAAAGCTAGACTCCATGTTGTCGGTAATGCGATCGACTTGCTTATTTGCTTTCAACAGCTGGTCTGTTTCAGCTTTTATGATTATTTCAATTTCACCAACCGTTGTAGCCATAATATTTTCTCCAGACATAAAAAAACCGGCCGATGGCCGGTCATTTACAATGCATCTTTAATTACACCAAGACTCGTAAGAATCGTTAAACACGCCAACTAGTTGTTCGACAATTTTTCTTGAAGTTTCACTTCCAGACAATTGCACTGGGTACTTAGACATTTTAATAAAAGGTGATTCATTGCTATCGACATACACAAATTTCGCCCCTATCTTACTTATATCAGTTTTCCCAGAAACCATGCCACATACAGCGCTACCTCTTTTGTGTCGGTAAACCTTCATTTCTGAAAATGTAACTCCATTGTTTATGTTGAAGTTGGAATCACAGACAGCAATCATTCTTGCCTTAGGCGCTATTTTATTACTGCTCATACTCTGCCATCTTCGGCATTCACCTTGCTTATAATCTTTTGCAAGAGTTCTTTTTACCGATGATTTCGCCTCAGTTAATAACACATCATCACTTTTCTTATCGCATCCTGATAAAAAAACACAGGCAAGCAATATGATCAGTAACTTGTTCACATCGCAGCCCCGCGCTCTTTATGGATGGATATCTCGTTAAGATGCTCAACAACCCTAATACCAAAATCAGTAATCGTGTATGGCTTGGTGAATATATTTATCATCTCAGAAAGATGTTTATGTGGATCGCTTAAAATTGGGTGCTCTGGTGAGTTTTTAGCATTGTAGTGAGACACACCAACGAGAGCAAACACCAACTCTTCAAATACAACACGCTTCGTGACTCCATCATATGTAACTTTATCATCACCAGTTTTATGTTTAAGATAGCGTAAATAGGCAGCAGCAACTTCCTCTGCCAAGCGCTGCAATTGGTCTTGTTCCATGTAGCTTCTCCAGTTTTTTGGTATCAAATGAATCCTACCATCTGTTGACGACGAGGTCAGCAGGGATCTGGCGACGACAGAACAGTTACAGATCACTTGGTGACTAAAGCAATGAATAATGGAACGAGTATTGCAGATACCAAAAGGCCAACCAGCCATTTTTGGTTGTCGTCGATCTTATCAATGAACCGCTTTTCCATTGATGATAGGTTTTGGTTGATGCTTTTCAGCTCAGATTCAATGCCTCTGATGTTTCGCTCTCGCAGTTCGTCTGTGGCTTCAAGTCTTGCAAGTCTCTCGCGTGTGTACATATCGCCTCCGTCGCCACCGTTACCACCACCGCCATGCCATTTGTATTTGGGGTAGTCGGCCATTGATGAGATCCCGTAATCCCTTTCACTACTTGCCATCATCTTTTCCCTCTTCAATCCATTTTAGAACCGGCCACACGGCGATATGATGCGTATATCCGCAGTTGCGGCATATTATGCGGTATTGATAATGCATGAGAGAGAACGGAGGACCGTCGGCATTTAACTTGATGTAGTCTACAAATGTTTTTGAAGCGCCGCCATCAGGCCCTGATTGCAGCATGTTGCACTGAGGAATGCCGATATCTTCACTGCCACACAAAAGGCATTTGAATGTTTCAACGCCGCGTTTGAAGAGGAATTCTGACAATAATTCAGGGGAGACTTTCTCCAGCCGTCGCTGAAGGGTCAGTTGAAGCTGCATTTGGCGCTGTTTTTCGTCTTCCACGCTGATTCACCACGAAATGTATTTCCATGAATCTATCATGCGTGGCATTGCGCCATAAACTGATCTTATATCCATAGCGACGACAAAACCCGCAGTTATGCGGGTTATCGCTGCCTACATAATGCCAGGCAAATACATTTGAACTTCATCAGCAACACGATCCCGTGCTGCGTTCAGTAGTTGCTTGCGGCCGCCGGAACCCCATCTGGCCATCTGGCTGGCGCATTGGCTGATCTGCTTGGTTTCAGTATTGATGATGTGGTCAATTTTGTTCAGGCGGGACATGGCACTGATGCCATTTCGGATCACCATCTGAAAGGTTTGGTACACTTTTATTTCGAATTCAACACTAAGCCATGCGGCATAGCGAATCGCCATCAACTCTAACCCCCATATACCAGGCTGAGCACCACCCTTGATAATCTTGACCGAAGCTATTTTTGTAGCTTTGGTCAGTTCTTGCGCAAACTTTTTAATTTGTCCCTTTTGATGAAGTTACTTGGCCTCTGTGATTCCGTGGCTTTGCCTTCAGCCACAGCCGCTGTATGGAGATCAAGGAGATTAATGCGGTCCGTTACGTTGCGCGTCGATAGCCAGCATTTGCTCGGCCCAGTCCATAACCTCGTCGTATTTCTCCTGGGTTGGCACTTTTGCTTTTTCCTTCTGCGGGAACTTGGCATTCATGGCGGCGCGGAAGCTGGTCATTGTCATGTTCCAGGCATCAGACTCGCTCATGCCGAGGTGAGCAACAGCGGTGTAGACGAATGACCGTACATCGAATTTGTCACTGTATTCGCCCTTCTTACCTTCGAACTCTTCCGGCGGCTGATCGCCCATTACGCCATGCAGAATCAGGTGGCGGGCAATCTGGATAACATCCTCGATCGGGATAGCCCCAGGCTTGAACAGCAGCCGCCCTGCCGCGTTCACCGAGTACGAACCAATCAACTCTGCAACATCACCCTCCGAGCAATGGCGGACTACGTTTGCCGCCGACGCTGCCATTTCAGCAAAGCATCGGGCATTGGCCGCCTTCAGGATTTGAGTATCGGAGATTCGGTGTTTCGGGTAATGCCCGGCATGAACCTTCACGAAAGCATCAACAATCTGTTCCGGCGACCCAATACGAGACATGGCGAGGAATGATGGGTTGAGGAATATCTCTTTGCCACTGGCGCGGACAACGGCCTGGCCGATATCGGTTATTGCTTTCATGAAACCTCTCAAAAAAAAAGGGGCCGAAGCCCCATGATATCACGCTGCGTTGACAACAACCGTAGCAGACCCGGACGTCACGCTGCCCGCTGTGGAGGAAGACACCTGACAACTGTATGATCCGGCATCACCGGCAGCCACGTTTGCTTTGTTGAATGTTGCTGATGTTGCGCCAGAGATGTCACTACCCCCCTTCTTCCACTGGTAAGTCAGTGCTGAATTGTCAGACACAGTCGCAGCCACCGACAGGTTCAGCGTATCGCCAACGGTGAGCGTGCGATTCTGTGGCTGGGTAGTGATGGTGATAGTTGCACCAACGTCGCGCACGTCAACCTGACCGGCACTGGACGCCTCGACAGACCAGGTGGCAACGTCGTCGTGCGGCGCCTCATCGCCCCATGATGTCACCATGAACGGCCCTTCGGTGATATCGTTCGGAGAGATGATCTTGAACCATACATACGGCTGGTTGCTGGTCTCTGCTGGCGGGTTGTAGACGTGACGCTTAAGCGCGTTCTGCGCATAAACATCCTCTTTGCGGGTCACACCGTCACCAGAGAACGAAATGTTCTTGTAAGTAACGAGGTTCTCTTGCGTAAATGCAGCGCTCATGTCGCCGGTCGCATCTGCGGTTTCCCACTCTGCATTTACTGTTTTGCCGCGCATCATGCCGAGTCGGCGGTAAGCGCTGGCGGTGGGTTGTACTTCAGGGCATCCAATCGCGTAATAAACGACGACGTCGCGCCCGGTAAAAGCGCCCGATTCACACGCCATAGTGATTTATCTCCGTGTTATCTGGAAATGATGGTTTGAAAGGAAATATCGAAGAGGTAACGCCCTTCTTCGGTCTGGATGGCAGTGATGCCGCCTATTGGCTGCATCGAAATGATGCATTCGGTTTTGTAGTCGTCGATCATCGCCTGGCGGATGGCGTCGGCGCGGTCTTCAACTTCGTTGATGTCACTGTCGTTCTGTCCTGACAAAACAAGGATGCGGAAAAAGTCGCGCGTGATGGCTTCCTCAGGCTTGCCACCGCCGTTTTGCTGGATGACAAGGTATCTTTCCCCTTCAGTACCTTCCAGCTCGTTCCAGAAGCGTTTCTGGACGCGGTAGCCGACATCAAACCCGTGAGACTGTAACCACGCTCTCAGCGCGTCATACACTTCGCTGCGCGTCATACTTTGTACCCTTGTTTGATGATGGCCTTAATCTCGTTGAGACCGTCACGCTCAAAGCCTTTGCGGAGAAAGTCCGGCTCGCCGTTAGGGTCCCAGTAATTACCGCTACCGTCAGGCCTAGGCTTGCCCTTGAGCTTGCCCTTTGCAGCATTAACAGCAGCTGCATAATTTGCCGTGTAACCCACTCTGCCTATCATTCCTGAGGGCATGGGTTCGAGCCGCTTGTACTGGCTGTTGATGAGGGTTGACGATTTAACAGGAGTGATTAGAGCAGCATGATTGGCACCGGCATTCATGACCTGATACAGAACCTTCTCCGTGCGTATTCCGGCTATGTCACTCAGCACCCTGCTGGTATTCATCTGGACGCGCTTGATACCTTTAACGGGCATGATTACCTCACGTCAGGATTTTGTAGTCGGGCTCTTCACCGAAAAATGACATATCCCAGTCGGTTACAGCTTTGATGACATTAGCGCCAGCTTTTAGCGGATCTGATAGTGCCGTAGTGTCACCTCTGGCGATGTACCAGTCTCGCTGTGGCATGGTTGCGGTAACGCCATTACGCTTCAGCTCAGTAAAGAAAATCAGGTTCGTGGTGAACTCTTTACCACTGCCATCAACGGCAACTTCATTGTTCGCCGTCCAGGTGCAGTCAATCAGGTATGGGGTGCCGTTTGTCCAGGTGTTGTTCCAGTCGTCATAGACGCGAGGGTAGATAGTGGCGACATTGGTGTAAGACCAGTTAGCCGTGGCTGACACTATCATCCTCCCACCGGATAATCTCCGGATTCTCAGCGGCTACCTTCCGGCACAGCAAATACCATTCACCGTTACTTTTAACGTAACCCGTGACCCGCCGCCCGCAGTCAGTGATAACCCAGACCTTTACGAAGGGCTCAGGAAGCCTCTGCTTGACCGATATCAACCCCATCATCGACTCCCGTTGCACATGCAGCCACCCCTTGCAATCCAGATGCCAGCGAAAGCGGTATTGGTCGGATCAGGAGGGATCAGGCTTGTAGCGCATCCATACTTATCTAGTCCCCTCAGAAGCCCCAGAGAGGCTTTCCATCGGTCAGCAAAAGACAGGTACCGAAATGAGCGTGATGCGCCGTTGGGCCCTGTCTGAGAACTGATGTACTTGTCACCCTGACCGAGCCCCATAAGCGCCAGCAGATAGAGCTGAATCAACAGCGAGGTCGATGCAGGATAATGTGCATCGAGACACTCCTGAATGCTGTTAGCCTGGTCGACGAGAGCCTGAAGAACAAAATCGGGAATGGTAATTCCCTGGCTCTCCAGATACTCCTTTGCCTGTTCGAGAGTTACCATTATCGACTCCGTGAAATACCCCGCCGGAGCGGGGCATAAAAAAACCGCCTTAGCGGCGGCTGTTATTCAGCAGGGAAAAGCTTTTCGAGTTCGCCATCCGGCAACAGCTCACTGAGCTTTTCAGCGCCCAGGGTACCTTTGAACTCAATACCCAGCTGGGTCAGGCGGTCCTGAATAATCTCTTTGCGAGATTTCTCACCGGTACCGGCATCAGGTGTCGCAGGTTTCAGCTCACCACCAGCCTCACCTTTCATCAGCCGAACGTTAGACTTCAACGCCGGGTGAAGCTCTTTCAACTCCACCACGTCGCCAACCTTCACGCCGAACCATGGGCGTACAACTTCGTATTTAGCCATGCTGTTTCCTTACGCCAGGTTAGCGCCGTAGACAACGCCAGACAGGCCCTGATCGTCTGCGGTAATTTGCAGACCTTCAGCAGACATGATCTGGAAGTTGTAGTTAACGTTAGGCATTGGGCGCGGCAGCGGAACAACACCTACGGCCATACCCACCAGTGGAGAGATCACGTCACGGCGACGAACGTACGCGATAAACTCGTTACCGGTCAGCGCGAAGCTCATGCGGATTTCTTTCACCGGCGCGAACGGCAGAACCGCCTGCAATACAGTGCCGCTTACAACGCCATTCACCACGTACGGCTGCGCCAGGTTTGCCCAGATTTCCGGTGAAACCCACATCACATCGTATGCGGCGACTTTGTTTGTGCGCGCGGTTGTACCGAATGCCCCTTTACCGAAGAATGCGAAGAGCGCAGTCATGTCAGCGGTGGTCAGGTCGATGTTCGCGCCACCAGCACCAGATCCGAGGTTAATCTTCTTGGTGTTGCGGTGGTTCTTGATGCCCTGCGCAGGATAGGACTGAACCTGAATTTTTGAATCGCCGTTCAGGTAGTAGTTGACGCGCTTCTGGTTGAACTTGCGCATCTTCGCCATCTGCGAGTCCAGCACCAGATCGATGCCCACAGAGTTCAGGCCAGCAGCATGACGCCAGTTAACACCGTAACCAGCAGTGAACACCGGAATCGGGTCGCCGTCGCTCGCGTAGTCAGTGTGGTCGAAGGAGAACGGCGCCTGACCATCGATGCTTACTGACACGTCATCGGCGATGTCGCCAACCACGTTATACAGCTTGGCGGTTTTACCGACCGGCAGCACCGTCTGAACGCCGATCAGGTCGTTCACGATTTCCATGCCAACTTCCTGATCCCGCAGTTGCAGCACCTGGTTGTCAATCTCAGCCCAGAAGTCACGGGAGAAACCGCCAACGGCGTTACAGGCCAGTATGTCAGGCGTCATGATTGCGCGGTTAGCCGCAATGATGGAATCGTTCTGTAGGTTCCACATGTTGCGGTTTGCCCACAGCTCACTCCAGTGCCCGCCAAGGCGGGAGTTAGTCGCCAGCGTCTCTTTTGAGAAGTACATATGTTTTTGTCCTTTTGTTACGCGCCAGCAGCGGCGGCAGTGCCAACGCGCATGCGCACGCGGATGAAGTCGGTGGTGCTGGCCGCGATGGTGTATTCATCCTGGCTGTATCCGATCACTGAATCAGTGTCATCGGTTGCCAGGGTAAACTGACCGGCAGTGCCCAGCTTGATCGGGCTGTCTTTTTTATACGCACCAGGCAGGCAGCGCAGCGCCAGCTCGCGACCTTCTTCGACGTAGTTACCTACTGCCGAATCACCGGCAGGGATTTCTTCGGTGATTGTCAGGCCCTGGTGGTAACCGACATCGATGATGTACAGGCGTCCGGTTAGCGCAGTGGCCTGAGCGAATTCATCTGAGGAGTTGATGGTTGCGGCGGTACCCGGAAGTAGCGCTGCGGCCGTAGTGCGGGTTTCGGTCTTGTACAGAGACTGACCGTCGATATTAACGCGACGATAACGTGGCATTATTCCGGCTCCTTACTTGAAGTGTTCGTCTGCGGCAGGTGCGCCGGTTTCTTTGTGCTGTTGAGCATTGTTGGTGCCCAGCGGAGCAGCTTCGCCCAGCGACTTGAACATTGCGTCCAGCGCATCGCCAGAAAGCGCGTTGGCCACGATGTCGCCATGGACCTTAGCAACCGCATCACGCTTGGCTTTCTCTTCAGCGCGGGTGTTAGCAGTCAGGGTTTCCGCGAGCTGATTCTGATTGGCTTGCAGCGCATCAACCTTTTCCGCGAGAGTCTTAATAGCCGCTTCGGTATTGGTCGCAACAGCCTGGCCGATCATGCTGCCGATTTGTTCCAGTTCTTCTTTGGTTAAAGGCATGTCGCCCTCCGTTTTGTGGTTTGGTGCAGGCTGTTCCTGCGGTGTGAATAGAGCTTTGAATTTGTTAGCTACGACTGCGAGCCACGACTCCTGGCGCGCTACTGCGGTGCCGGTATCGTCGAAGGTGATAACTCCGCCCTCAGACTTGTACCCAAACACCTCAGCAGTTCCGCCGTTGCGGATGATTACCGCTTGCGAGTCAGTGAAGTCAGCCACCCAGGCGTATTCATCCGGGCCCGATGCAAACTTTGCTTTGGCTGCGCGGTCAAGACGCTGTTCGCGCTCACGGTAGGATTCACCCAATAACGCGCCTGAATTAGCCCTCAGAGGCTGCGCGAGGTCTGCGTTGACCATCAGGCCCACGCCCTGCTCTGGTGTCGCCGCGCCAACCTCATGCAGCAGAATGGCGTCATGGTCCATGTTGTGAATCTTCGCCACCCACTCGGCGCCCGTAGCGCGTTGTTGCTCGTTCGGTTCAAGCTGGTCGAGAAACGCGGCGACGCTGGTATGTATCGGCGGAACGTCTTCACCGCGCTCAATGGCAGCGACGCGTTCAAGCAGTTCCCTGCCACCTTCAGACTCTCTGGCCCGGGCCACATCAACCCACTTTTCGAGATAGATGCGATTCCCGGACTTCTTAACGTTGCGGTTCCACGCGCCGATATGGCCTGCGTTAATCCCCTCAGGCGAGAAAGCAGACACGAACTGACCATTAACCTGAGGATGGCCCAGAGGCGCCAGGGTGCCTTCCAGGCCCTGATAGTGGGCGTCGATTTGCTCTTGCGTGTACAAGCCGCCATTCATGACGACGTTCGCCGGAAGTGTGTAACTCGGCAGCACCAGGTGCTCGCGATCGTTGTATGTTTCACGCCGGATAGACTGGCTGTTCACCTTCGTGGTGATGTTGACCTGCATAGGCATAGTTATTTCTCCGCCCAGGCGTAACCGCGCGCCTGCATCGATTTATATTCCTGTTTGAGTTTGGTAATGGTGTCCGGGAACTGAGGTTTGCCGTCGTCATCGACCAGAACTGACTGCTGGCTGCATTTGCAGTTGATGGAGTTGCCATCCTTGCTGTACCAGTCACGGACCTCTTCATTGGTGTAGAGGTGGGCGTGACGCACTGCATGGGTATGTCGAGTGGTCGATGACAGCGCCGAGATGTGAACCAGAAGGGTTTTAAGGCCGAAGAGGTCATTCGCCTCTTGATCTTCATCCCACTTAGCCCTGCGCAGTGCGGTGGTCACTTCTGTACGCGCGATTCTGTTCGCCCGGCGTTTCTCGATGCCGGTCTGGTCTGTCAGGTTGCGGGCAATATCCAGCGGATTGAGACCACGCCCCACGCCATCAGTCAGCACACGCGCCATATCGCGCTTAACGTCAGCCGTCAGCCCCTTCATTTCCTCAAATACACGCGCATGCACCAGCGCCATTCGTTGCTGGTACGGGTCGCTTGCGAGGATGGAAGCCAGCGACTCACGACCAGCGGCGTACACCGGCGACTGCTGGCTGAGGTTGTAGAATGACTGCCCGGTCCCTTTCTCCGATGCCAGATCGATGTACTCGTAAAACCACAGGTTGTAATCGCCACCTTCAAGCAGCACCTGATCCACCAGGTAACTGGCATCGTTCAGAATGATGGAGAGTAGCGTTGGGTTTAGCTGGTATTCGTATCTGGCGTTTACTGCGAGGGAGGAAGGTATTTTGTCGAGTGCTGATTTGTACGCTTTGCCAATCTTATTCATCCGCCTGGCGAAGTCTTTCATTGCCCGGCGTTCCAGCGCATCGGCCCCAGTCGGATCCTGATAGTTACGCGGCAGAATCGGTGGCTTCGTCTTCTTCGTCGCCATCCTCTTCTCCTAACGGCTCCTCGTCATCATTGTCATAGCCCGCAGCCGTGCGAATCTCTTTACGACTGAATGCTGGCTCTTCGCCGCTGCCCTGCATGGTCTGGTTAATCTCGCCCATAGTCTTGGCGTTAGTGAGCTTCTCAGTACCGGTCTGTTCGTTAAGGTCATCCCAGATAACAGCCTTCTGGCTGACTGAGTCTACGATTTGCAGATCGATAAGTTTGTCGCAGAAGTCCTCTATTTCGAAAGAGAGGTCTACGCGGCGCGACTGACAACGAGCATTAAAGTATTTCTGGTCTTCGGTACTGGAGCGCTCGGCCTGCTGATTACCAACCAGAATGCGCGTCGGGATATCAACTCCTGCGGCGGCTGTTTGCAGGTTTACGTTATAGGTTGGAGACGGATCAGAAACCGGAGAAACAAGGGAGGTTACGCTGGCCCCCTGGAGAGAAAGCAGCACATCATTGCCGCGATTCATCTCGCGTGCAGCGTCGTTAAATTTATCCTGCAACTCATCTACTTTAACGCCGTACATAGATGCAATGCTGCCAAAGTCGATTTCCTTGTCGAAACTAAGTGCTAACTGGCGAGCGGCGTTCTTCAGGAATGACTCACCAGACCCGCCCTCTACCTTCTCCAGGCTAACAAATGCGTTATAAGCTGGTTCAAGGAAGCCAATAGCATCGTCTGAGTAATCACCAAGGATGAAAACGCGATCGGGGTGGATGTTGACGCGGCGACTTGAACCATTCGGCAACCGTTCAGCGTACTGCCACATCTTCGGCTGTCCGTAGGTTTTCGAGTTCAGGCCAGTGTCCCAATCACCAACTGTCAGAGAGCCTGCCCATGCGACAGTAACCTTCTGGAGCATCTTGCCTTTCGTTACAGGCTGATCCCAGGCGAGGGAGTCATTGACGTGCAGAAGGATGCCTGCATAACGACCGACAAGGCGGCGACGGTCCGCCTCAGAGAATGAGCGCCAGAACCGGTTGGTGAATACCTGTTTGGACTTTTTCTCCCAGGCGGTTTCGTTTTCACTCTCGTCGGCATCGTCACCCTCAATGATTTCCGGGTTAGTCTGCCAGCACTTGCCCACCAGCTTCTCAACGGCACCGTGAGCAATACCACCGCGCCGGTACAGGGCGTAGAGGTTTTCGTATGTGACCTGCTCAGGGAATCCATATTCGCACCACGCAGAATTACGCTTGGCGTCCAGCCCCATCGAAGGGTTAAGCATCCCCATGCGGGCGCGAGCAAGCCTGGCGTCGTTAATCGCGTGATTAACCGCCAACTGTAATTTATCGTTCATGTCGTGTCCGTTGATTATCGAAGGCGTTTCGGAATCATCATGCCGACACCCTGCTGTTTACGTTTGATATGTCCATCAAGGGAATAGCGGATGGCGTCCCACGTATGCTCATCACCATCAGCCAGTTTCGGCAACACCTCACCGGTGATGCGGTCCGTTTTGTATGACCACATGCGGGCCTCCCGCGCCACGTTCTTGCAGCGCGGATGGATAATGATTTCGTCAAATCCGCGAAGGTGTGCGATCCCGTCCTCAACGCTCCCCTGCCATTTTTCGGCGGCTGAGATGTTGAAGCCCTGCCGCTTGAGATAGCTGATCGTCTCGGGTCGTGCCGAGTCGGCCTTGATGGGCCAGTCACGCGCGCCTGGAATCGTATCGTATAGTTCTGGCATGTGATCGAGCTCAGTCTGCTGACCGTATGCCTCGTACTCAATGTACAGCCGGTTGTGCAGGATGAACGAACGCACCAGCGTGTTAGGGTCTTTGGCGAAACCGAAGTCAGCACCGAAGAACAGGCGATCGGCCTCTTTCCAGAGGTTTTCCGAGAACTCAGCGATCCGGTATTTACCGGCCAGCACCTGCTTATCGGAGTTTTCGAGGTAAGCGCCTTCCCACACCCATGCGTATGTCGCCGGGTCGAGGCGGCGCTGATCGTTCTGTCGCTCACCTTCAAGCACGTCAGGGAACCACGGGTTATCCGTATAGTTCATCTCAACGGTAATGCAGTCGTCGCCAGCCTCCTTGCGGAAACGCTTATCCGTGGCACTACCGTCGCGTTCCGGGTTCCACGTCACCCAAATTTCTGATCCCTCTTCACGAACAGTCGGGCTCAGCTTCTGCCAGGCTATTTCGCTGACTGATTCAGCCTCGTCGACCCAGCACAGCAGGATGCGCGCTTTCGACTTGATGCTGTCGAGGTTATGCCGCAGACCGCAGAACACGTAGTTAACGCTCTTGTCGATGGTGCGGATGTACTTCTCGCCGATATCAAAGTTGGAGGCCAGCCAGGGAACAGACAAGATCGCCTGTTTCACTTCCTGCATGCTCGACTCTTCCAGAGAGTTCATGAACTCACGCGCGCAGAGCACTACGCCGCTTTCACCGTTCATCATCGACTGATACGCCTTTACGGCTGTCATCAGTGCGAATGTGCGCGTCTTGGCGCTACCACGTCCACCGTGCGAGCACCGGTAACGCTTATTCACCGCGGTGAACAGTGGCGCAAGCTTCGCGGGGATCGGCAGTTGAACGGCTTCACTCATGCTTTCGGCTCAACGGGTAGTAGCTGGATGATTGTCGGCTGCGGCGTCATGCTGCCATCAGGGCTTGTATGCTCGACTTTCTGGCGATTTGTGTAGGCATCGCCCATTTCTTTGGCGGCCTGCTCGATAAGCTGCGAGGTCATGCCGTAGTTCTTCATCTTTTCAGCGTTGGTCGCCATTCGGTCGAGTACGCGCAACCGGTACGCTTTATTTGCGATCGGAATGTCACCGATCTCATTCTGGAATCGTTTACGGGTGGCGTTGAAAAGGTCAATCCACTTCTGGCTCAACTTGGCCGCCATTGCGTTGCCTGGCGTATATTGCGACACCTGCTGTCGTGAGACATCAATGCCATATTCAGCCTTTACAAGCTCAATGACTTTTACCGGGGTCTCGTAGCAGGCGAGTGATTGAACGATGAAGGCTTTAACCTCTGCCGATAATGCTGCCACAGGCTACCTCCATGACAATCTGAATAAAGCGTTACGCCAGCTTCAACATGCACGTCCCGCATGACCTGGCTATATCGATATGAGCCACTTCTGCTGGCGCATTGGCCGCATCAACGAGCTCCTGTACTTCTTTGCTGGCACCGTATCGACGTACGACACCAGTGAATTCTTCGACGTCGTGGCCGCGCAGTGTGAGAACTGGCCGCCCGGTCTCTTTGTTGAACTTAGGCGCGCCGAAATCATCGGTGGCCTGTGCGATGTGGTAAAGCTCATGCTCTACCAGTGCGCAGAATTCTAGGTCACTGCATTGTGAGCAGTAATCAGCCGCCAGCGTGATGATGAACTTCGGGATTCGCCCGAACCATTCATGCATCTGCTGTTCGATTCTGGCTTTCTGCCAACCACCGGCGCGGAGCATTACCTGTTCGGCCTGCCCAAGGACATACCGTCCTTTCTTCGCGAATGAGTCAGACGCCCACATGAAGCAGAGATCGGCCTCTAACAGGTGCTCGTGGTCAGGGTTATGGATGCTGCCGGTATCACTGAGGATTTGGCGGTTTATCCACTCATGCACTTCGTTTGCGGGGATCAGCCTGGTATATGGCTGCCAGTTGTCTGAGGCGATGAAGTTAACTGGCGGGTATGGCCTGCGCTCGTCATCGTTAGCCATGGGTTACTCCGCTTAAAGCTGCACCGTATCGCTGGTTACGGTTTCGATTTTGAAACACTTATTAGTCAGCCAGTCCCAGTGGAGTAAAGCTGACAGAATCAGGATCGGCTTCATGTATGGACGAAGAGATACTTTTGAACTGAATGTTACTGTTTTGCTCATTCGTTACTCCGTTGTTTGTTCTGCTGGCTGTTCGGTCTGCTCTGCCGGTACTGGCGTGAACTGCACGCGCTTCACATCGGCCGGAGCGAAGTAAAGCCACTCGCCCGTCTCGGTCGCCAGCGGCACAAAGCCGTTAACCAGCTCAGGCTGACGTCGTGACATCTTTCCCGCGATGGATTTTTCCAATCAAGTATTTGAGTTAACATTTTTTAACTAACCCCCCAGGGATACCTCCCTCTTTTGCAAGACTGGATAAGGGCATTGCTTTTGCTGTTTTCCTAGAATCGGTACCAGAATTGAGTTGCGATTTAATATCTTTTAATTCGCTCTCAATTCTCTTTACACGTTCAGCTAAAGTCATGATTGCCTCTTAATAATCGCTTAACATCTACAAAGCCTTCCCGAAGACAATACATACCATTATCAAGCCCACCAGCAGGTGAGCTTTGTAATGGAAAGCCGTTGTGAAAGTGGCTCTCAAAAACCACAGATTTGTGGTTATGCGGCCAAGCGGTGCTGCTCTTCGATAAGTGGCTGGCGGTGATTACGCTCGAACATGCCGCGCAGCACTTCTTTGCGTTGTTCGAAGTCCCACCCCATGCTGATGAATACCGTGTTGGCGCGCTGTAGCTCGGTGATGCAGTGAATTTGTTCCGGCGTCAGGTAATCGCGGATCGGCTCTTTCTTCCCGATTTCGTGATGCACGCGGAACTTGGCCGCCGTCATGCCCAGCGCCAGTCGGTTAATCAGGTCAGCTTCGTTGCTGAAGTGATGCGGGGCGATCTGCTTACCCTGCGCCTCACGCTCATGCTTGATGGCATCGGTCATAGGCTTGTACTCCAGACGCGCGGAGTTGCGGTCCATCTTCTTTTTCGCCAGCGCACTGCGCATAGTGAAGAATTCAGCTACCAGGCGCTTTTTGAATTCACGCACAACTTCATTGTTTCGCATGTAGGTGATCAACAGCGTGGTTTGCTGTTCGTTTAGCAGTGCTATTTCCTGCTTCTGCATGCCTCCATCGGTTTGAAAGGGTCGCATTTCAAATTCCACCCTTCCGAACTCTTCGAGGTCGCTTTTGTACTTCCTGATGAGTTGAATCACTGGCTTGTGATCCTTCATGACACCACTGGCGATCACTGCCGAGTTGGTGACCAGGTCGAGCTTCTTGATTTCAACTAATTGCATGGCGTGTACCTTTCTTTGAGATGAACCTTTGCCGCATAGGAAATCAGCCCGTCGAGGCTCGCCAGCACTAACTGACTTCCTCAAAGGCTCATTTCAAAGGGTATGGTTCGACGTTGGTTGAATGCGCTGCGGTGCGCGGTGAAATTCGGGCATAAAAAAGCCCGACCGAAGTCAGGCTTTGTTTCTCTTGTAGTGGGTGACGAATTATTTCTGACACTGCGTATCGATGTATTCCTGCATGCCGTGAATCATTTTGTTAACGGTTTCGATTCCGTCCCGGTGATCGAAATAATTCCGTCGAGCGTCTGGAGTAAGTTCGGGGGCTCCTGCATCATCCACGCCGGTGGCGGAGGTGGCTTTGGACATTCCAGGGCAGGTTGCGGCGATGCGCAGCCGTTTAACGCCAGAATCGACATCCCGACGCAAATCGTTAATGGTTTTTTTCGCATCGGACAATTCCTTCGTGTATTTGGCATCCAGTGCAGCAACATCACGCTGACGCAGCTGCATGTCTTTGATGGTGTCGTTAGCCAGGCGGAGACTTTTGGTGGCTTTGTCGCGCTGGTCTTTATAGGTGATGGCGTTGTCGCGGTAGTGGTTAACGAAGAACGCCAGCACGCCGATTACCGACACCACAATCAGTTGCAGCCAGCAACGCTTAACCAGCGCGCCAATCATGATAGGAACAGAGCCCGCTCTGCCTCCCGCCGACGTGTCAGCCCGTTCAGGACCTTACCACCCGCTTTATTCCAGCGCAGGAACTCATCGGCAGCACCAGCGTAATCACCGGCGTTGAGTTTTCGCAGGAGAGTCGATGTCGACAGTGACCGGGCGCCGAGGTTATACGTGAAAGATACTAGGGCATCGAATTGCTCTTGAGTCAGGCCGACTTTAACCAGTCGTGACACGTCGCCTTCATAGCTGACCAGTCCAGTTTTCAGCAGGCGTTCTGCCGTTTCCTGCTTGATAGTCATCCCGGCGCGGATTGGTTTGCCGTCGACGGGCTGAGTCCAGCCATAACCGATCGTCCAGACTCCGACGCTGTCCTGGTAGGCGGTGAGCTTGCAGCCCTCAAACTCTTTTATCAGGGCAATGCCTTTATCACTGGTTTGCATTCTTCATCCCCGTCAGGCGCTCCCAGAAGTACGTCAGTGCTACGGAGCCCATAGCCCCGCTAATGCCAGACGTAACCAGAATCATGTAAAGACTTAGCCCACTTTCAACGCTGATCAGGCCACCAATGAGCCCGGTAAAGCCGGACACTGCAATTTGCGCCAGCGCGTTGATCCAGCTCCAGGTAGCTTTGTTCTGCTTAACGTCAATAAGGTATCTGACCAGACCGCCCCAGCATGACAGAGCAAGGACTATCAGCCATGACACTCCGGCAATGCTTTCTTTATCTTGCATACGTTTAGCCATATCACCTCCGAAAGAACGGGGTGCTGTTTGTGTAGAGTGGAAGGATGCCAGGAAACAACGACCGGACATCGCAAATAAAAAAGCCAGCGACAGGCTGGCAATGTGAGGGCAAGGCAATGTCGGCTCTCTGGCCGAAGGGTCCCAGGTAGTGGGTTTGGTTTGTGGTGGCCGGTGCTGATCTCCGGATTTCTCTGGCATCGTGTGCCCCAAGACTTTTCTCCAGAGATAGCGCAGTCCTCATTAAGGGGGTGCCGTCTCTAGCGCATCAGCCTGCGCATTCACCACAACGGACAGAGCACTGAGCACTTCGCGCCAACTCCATGCTGCTGCGTGGGTTGGGTTATGAGCCCTTCACGCCAATGCTCTTTCCTGTTGTGCAGATACGAAAAAGCCCAAGGCGTTAACCTTGGGCTTGAATTCTTTGTGTCGACAATCAAAGCTATGGCGACGATATCAGATTTACATGAAATATATGCGTTTCAGTTCGGTTTTGCAAGACTTACATCTAAATTTGTCGCCTTTTGTTGTGAACGTGATCGCGTTACTGAGATAAGCGCACCGCTATCGAGCCGCTTAAAGCTGTTACGCATCGCCAGCCAGTGAGGCAGATACGTTTCCGTCCAGGTAGATTTCGCTACGCCCGCCAGCTCCGCTAGAGCCTGATATTCGTATGTCTCACGGCCCGCCAGCTCCGCTTTGACGTCCTGTGCTGCCAGCCAGATAAGCTTCTTCAGTCGCTCCAGCGTCTTGCCCGCCACCTTCTTCGCGCCGAGCTGCTCCCGGAACTCTGCCCACGCCCACTGGGTGATCGCCACCTGGTATTCGAAGCGGGTGTTCTCGCTATAGTTCCACAGCAGCCATGCTTTCTGGTGCTCCTCCAGTGACATCAGGGCCCGGCGCCATGAAGCGGTACTGTACTCGACATGATTGACCAGAGGGATATGAGAGCCTTTAGCGCGCGACTGCTTGCCCGGGATTGGTGGATTATCCAGAGTAATCATTTTCCCGGTCACCTCATCCATCACACGCAGCTTTTTGCGCTTAAAGGTCTTGGTATCAAACTGAGCATTCTCCAGCCAGGCCATAAGTTGGCCTTTCGTCGCCCCACTCAGATCAGCAGTGGCAAGGATGAGCTGCTGGCGTACATACGATAAGTTGATAGTCATGCGGCTTCCTTCTGAGACTGATTGGTTTTGGTCTGGCTGTGCTTTGCTACTGGCGGAATGCTGGCGCGCTTAACGCTTTCGGCCTGGTATCGCAGGAAGTCGGCGTGATTCATGCTGCCTCCTGTCGGCGGGCCCGGCGTTTTTCCAGCGCGCGGGCTTTACGGGTGAAGATGGATTTGATGCGCTGCAGGTAAGGGGTATCGAACCGGCGGACTGAGTTATCGTTGTTTATCGCCTCGACTTTTTCGGCACCGATGCGCTCAATAAGGCCCTGTTCAAATGCCTTTTGCGCGCCGTCGCGATCCCGGTTGCAATAGACACACTGGGCTGCGGTATTGTGAAGGTTGAAAGCGAGGTGCGCCGCTGCGCCGCGGGTGCGGTAGTGGCCGCAGTCCATGGTTCCGCCAAACTTCTGCTCCGGCAGCCTGCCGCAGCTGATGCACGGCTTACCAGCATCCCTCAGACGGACGTACCGATTGAAAGCTGTCTGCGCTTCAGATCTCCACTGCGGTTTCGTTTTTAGCGCCACCTTTCTCGCTTTCAGATCCCGGCGTTCCGCGCGCTCTTTCTCTTTGCGCTCCTTGATGCGCTTAGCCGCGGCTTTCACCTTCTCCTTCTCGCGTTCTTCCATTGCGAGGATTGCGCCGTGCTCAGGGCAGCACCAGCGGATCCGGATATCGTGGAATTTCGGCACGAAGTATTGACCGCATACTTTGCACTTACGGCGGGATGGTTTACGCATGGTTTCTCCGTGCCGCGAGACGCAGCCATTTCTGATCTACCAGGCGGGCGGTGTAGTCCTTCAGTGTCGGGATTTCGGACGGCTTAACCTCGGGCTTACGCTTACGGCGCGCCGGAACGCGGAAGATTTCGTTGGTGATGACGCGAGAAAGTGGAGTCGACATCAGGCCTCCTGCTTATCGCGCAGCTGCTGGTACTCGCAACCGTTCGGGATAGTCAGAGCCAGACCGAACTGAGCGCACCACATTTCAACCTTCACCAGGAAGATATGCATTTCCCCAGTGTCGAGGTCTGCGGTATGGCGCGGCTCCCAGGTCGTGGTTTTCTCACCGGTAATGAAATCGGTGTAGGTCACCTCTTCGCATCCGAGGTAGGTCTTTTTGAGGTTGCGCTTAACCCACTCCGGAGTGGCATCAGGGCGCCCTGATTTAATCAGGTATTCGCTGATTTCAGCCAGCCACATGTGAAGAAGTGAATTTTGTGACAGGCTGCGTTTCTCGCGCCACGGCTTAACCTGAAGGCGGAAGCATTGCCCGGCATCCAGCAATGGCTGAATCTGCTGGCCGATGGCCGCGAAGTTACCGCGATGGAGTTTGATACCGTCTACTGGCAGAGTCATACGGCCTCCTTAACGGAAACCGCAGAATGCAGAAAATCGCAGGTGCATTTCTGCATCTGTGACAATGTGAGGAGTTCAGATTGTGGTCGCATTTAAGTCCCCTTAAATGCGCAGAAGTCACCAATGGGTGTTCAGGCCATCAGCAAAGAAAGTATGGACGGTTGATTCAACAAAATCAACTGAAGAGAAAGGCCTCCGGAGAGGCCATGGCTCTCGATATGGGGATTCCCATATCGCTTGTATGGTAGCTATGTCAACTCAGGCAGTTTGAAGCCAGCCATGTCTTCTGCCCGGATGGGAGGTGACAGGCAGTCAGCAAAGACCAGTGAACCATCGAGCAAGATAACGAAACTCCACCCTCTGAACAGGCTGGCGCTACACCAGTCGGCCTTAAGCGGCACATCTGGCATCCTGTCCGGGAAGGTTGGGTAATGCTCTGCAAGCCACTCCATGGCGTCGCAGCGGTTGATGGTGTAATTGTCGTACATCATGCCTCCTGCTGCGGTGCTGATGGCAGCGGCATCCAGTGGGTAACGTCCTGTCGAATCGGCACGATTCCATATGCGTCATCCCATCGGCCTTCGAAATAATACAGAGTTGATATGTCACCACCCTTGAAGCATGCGAGAACCTCTTGTTCTGCATTCTCTTCAGGCATCTGCTCACTGCAAGCCACCCAACCATCAGGAATCACCGGAGAGTTGAGTTGTTCGGAATTACCGAACGACTGAAGCATGGCGGCGCGATAGGCGTTCCAGCCGACAGCTTTTCCGTGTTCAAACGCGCTGTCAAAGTCATCATCCATTTCCATCGCAGCGGGCACAGATACCGGTGCTGGCGGGGCGGCGTAATAATACTCGTCCTCAATCCCATCAACTGGTTTTGAGAAGCCGATAAAATTACCGTAATGCCAAGGATAAGGGCCGTATGGCTCAAAGGTCACCCTGCGCCAGCGATGAATGGCAGGCTCCGCTTCGAGCGATGCCAGCGCGATACGCGCCAGCTCGTTCAGGATTGCCACATCAGCGTGACCGAGGGTGTAACCAGCTTTCAAATCGGCAACTGTTTGGACGGCATGTTTGTCGATGTTGCTCATTGGGTGGCCTCCCAGCAGATTTGGACTGCGTAGCTACTTCTAACGCGTCTAACTTTTCCCGCTGCCTCTAACTTCTTCAGGCGGCGCAATATGTATGCGGTATCCAGAGGCCAGTATTTTCGGCGGAGAATGTTGGTAACAACGTAGGTCATGCATCGACCGTGCGCTGTCAGTGCCTGAATGATTTCTTCGTCGGTTGGCTTGCTCATGACTGCACTCCTTTGCGAAGCTGGGCGGAGAACTCATCACAGATACGCGTCGCCACTTCTAGACCATGAATTTCACCCTCTTGGTAGTAATCAGACGTTGCATTGCTAATTTTCAGGCAAACTTCATCTACTGCGGCGGCCCGCACTTCAGCCAGGAAAGCCTGGTACGCAGGAACCTGCATCACAGCCAGTGACCTAATTATCTTCTGCACTTCCGGCGGGCACTGCTCATAGTGATCGTCTGTAATGAACACTGCCTCGTTGTGGATTTCTTCGACTGCACTCATTTCCGCAGCCAGCGCCGCGCATTTTGCTTCCAGCTCTTCGTATGTTGGTTTCATGCTGATGCTCTCCCGTACTTGTCTGATAACTCGCCCATTTGTCTGTGGATTTCCTCAAGGTCACACCCTGCGCACCCCAGAGCTTCGGCTATGAGCTCTTCCTGTTCTTTTGATGGCCCGGTTTGCAGAATTTGATTAAGCTTCCTGTGCGATACGCCGCAGTGCTTGGCGATGCCGATGAGCGTTACACCGTTACCCTTCGCCATGGTCCTAACCATCCAGCGATAATCACTCCATTCGCTCATACCCCTGCCCTCCCCCAAACCATCAATACTCGCTTCATAGCCGCGCTGTTGCGGCACTCCTGAAATATTCCGTTGGTGCAGCTGCGCGCGGTGCCGTCCTGCTCTTCCGGCGTCGCCAGGAGATAAGTCACCGTTCGCCAGACCTTGCTCACCCGGACAATCTTGCGGGCCCGCTCCAGATCGATAGCGTTCTTCGTGATGCAGTTGATGGTCATCCCGCACTCTGTGGCCACATCCTTCGCGGTGAAGGTCCGGTGCGTTTCGAGATAACGCAGAATTGCCTGTTTGCCTTTCATCGTCTTAGCACTCATAGTCGGCCTCCTGTTGCATCTGACCGCTGTAGGTGAAATCTACCGGGTCCAGGCCTGAGTAGCGGCTGCTGAAGTGGTAGGTCTTTTCTGCCCCCGGCGCATGGCGGGACTTCACACAGATGATTTCGGTGATGCCTTTCAGTTCGGTGTTTTCGTTGTACTTCTCATCCCGGTACACCATGAAGATCACATCTGCTTCCTGCTCAATGACGCCAGACTCTCGCAGGTCTGCCGCAACGGGGCGCTTATTAGCACGCTGCTCCAGGTTTCGGTTCAACTGGGCCAGAGCGATCACCGGGCAACGCAATTCTTTCGCCAGGTTCTTCAGGCCTGTGGCGATCTCACCAACGCTGCGGTTCATGTTCTCCGGGTCTGACATTCGCATCTTCTGGAGATAATCGACGATGACCACGCCCAGGCCGCCCAGCTTCTTGCTCATTCTGCGCGCTTCAGCACGCACCTGATGTACGCTAAGCGACGGCTTGTCGTTGATGTAGATCGGAGAGTCAATGAATTCCTTCATGCAGTGACTAACCTTCCCCCATGCCTCGTCCATTTTCCCGCTAACCTTGCTCAGCAGGTCTTCTTTGCTTACCCGCGCCCGGTGGAAAGCGACTCGCTCAGAGATTTGTTCCACTGGCATCTCGAGACTGAAGAACAGCACCGGCTTTTTGTTTTTCAGGCCTACGGTTTCGGTCACTGTGGTGCTAAACATCGTTTTCCCCATGCCAGGACGTCCACCAACGACGATAAAATCGGTGTTGTTGAACCCGCCGAATGCGCTGTCGATGGTTGCCATGCCCAGCTCGGTTTTGTGCTTCCAGATATCGCCGCTGATAATCGACTGGATAGTCTCGAGGGACATGTCGATCCCGGTGGTGATGTGCTCGGTGCCGTAGTCGGTGTTGTGCTCGATGCCAGAGATATCCGCCTGTATGTTGCCGATGATGTCAGCGATACCCTCACTGGATGGTTCGGACAGCTTCTGGATCCCTACCTGTAGCGCCAGGGTCATCCGGCGGCCGAGATGCATTTCCCGCAACTTTTCGCAGTACGAGGCAAGGTTCGCGAACGACGGTGTGTTTTTGCTGCATTCAGCCAGGTAAGCGAATCCCCCGGCACTTTCCAGCGCGCCAAGCCGTTCAAGGTCGCTGGTCAACGTCAGCAGGTCTATCTTCTCCCCGGACTCGTTGAGGCGTTTGTAGGACCGCAGAGCCACCTTGTGAGGCGTTGCTGTGAAGTGGTCCTCAGTCAGCCCCTCAATCGCGTCAGTCGCCATGTCAACGCCGTCTGTGCGGCCCGCTGCGAGCATGATCCCGCCGATGACGGCCTGCTCAACGTACAAATCGATAAAACGGCTCATGCTTTGACTCCCTTGCGCTCACGGTGCTCGTTGATGGCCTGCTCGTAGACAGATCCCCAGTTCTTCGGATTCAGTATCCAGTCGAGAGTCAGCCATGGCTGATCGCCTCTGGTGCCGAACAGGGAAGACTTGCTAATCAGCTCGAAGGCCATTCCCATGTGCTTCAGTTCTCGCCAGTTGCCCTGGGTGGTTTTGCCGTTCCACACAGCTTCCAGGTCTCGATAGGCCGGACGGCGGCGGTTCCACTCATGCAGTGAAACGGCCTTCGAAGGGAATTTTTCATTCCAGAGCTTGATGATCTCTTCGTGCGGACAGGCTTTCGGGTTGCTTCCATGACCATCTGCCCATATCAGGGCGTCTGACAGGTATCCATCAAAGCGGGTCATACGGCACAGGTTCTCTGGCTTGAAGCTGTGACCCCAGTTCACATGGGCCCAGCGGATAACGAGTTTCAGCTCTTCAGCGGTGTAGCACTGGTCTTTGCTCTTCACCGTGGAGAGAGCTTTCTCGAAAGGTGCCAGCGCAGCACAACGACTACCCGTTAGCTCGTTGAAGTAATCCATCACTTCCTGAGCGAGTGAGTTTTCCCCCTGGGGGGATTTAGGGGGATCTTGTCTTTCTGTATTTTGATTATTGTCTTTTGTGGTTAGCACCTTCTGCTTAGTTCTGTTAGCAACTTCAGCTAAGGTTTTCTTAGCAGGTTTAGCTAATGTTTTGCAGAATCCGTTAACCTTCGTTTTCCATTCGGAAACATTGGTATTCATGCCCACTTTGCGGCCTTCCTGAATGAATACCTTCTTGCTGATCAGCAGGTTTTTGGCAGTGGAGCAGTGCGTGTGGTGCTTGCCAACCATTTGCTCCAGTTGCTCGTTGCTCACCCAATCTATTTTTTTATTGAAGCCGTATGTTTTGCGCCAGACAGCCAGCACAATGCACATCTCAGTTTCGCTCAAACCTGAAGCCATAACGGCATCAAGAAGCTCATTCGCGACGCGAGTGAACCCATCTTCCAGTTGCGCCACACGATGCTCCACGACCTCCAGCGGCGGCCTGTAGTCTGCTAAATGCTTAACGACGCCCATGCTTCACCCCTGCCTGAATCAGTGCCAGTCTTGCCATGCCAACAAAGCGCTCAGCGAACGCCCGGTTTTTTGAGGCAGCGACAACCAGGCCATCTGGTGAATCTGGATGGCGACGTTCCTCTTTTTCCTGGTACTTTTTACGAGTTTTTGACATACTTACTCCCGTTACTTGGCGTAACACAGTGTGATAAGGGCCTTTGAAGTGACCGCTTCAAGGGCTTTTTCTTTTCTGGTGCCTCTCACATGACCCCCAACATCGAAGTGACCATCGTCATCAGCGGGCCTACCTGCTCCGGCATGAGGCGGAACAGCGACGCTATACCCTCGCTTACCTCTTTCAGCTTCTGATGCTCTGGAGCGTCCAGCAGCACAGCCTGTTTAGCTTCGGCACACTCTTTCATCGCAGAGGCGATCAGAGACATCGTGTCGTTCTGCGGCGCCAGGCGGTTGCGGTACTCCAGCGGAAGGACCGACATGATTGCTGGCGCCAGCTGGCGAATGTTGTTGGCGGCGTATTCGGTGTCGCCATCAATCCAGCGAAACACTTTCTGCATCTGGCGGTGCGAGTCAGTGGGGATATCCAGACCAGTGCCGCCGGTTGCCCGCCACTCTTCAACAATCAGCGCTGCGACAAATTCACGGCTGCGGCAGTCAGCTGCCCAGGCGCGAACAGCCGCGCGGACCCCATCGATGTTTAACGCCTTGGAATCAGGATCCCGGCGATTCTGGTAAATCATCGCCGTTGGCGAAAATTTGTTACCTTGTTGATACGCAAGTGAATGCATTGCTTTCCCTTTCGTGGTTAGGCCGCAGTATCACGCGGCGATGCGAATACCAGGCTTTCTTTGAGGACCGGAGCCTGGCGGTGAAAATTCTTCGTGCCTTTCTCGATAGCAGATGCCATTTCTGGAGATGCCCGGCGATTTCCGTAGGCGATCTGGTCCAGGTAACCTGGCGTCGTGTTAGCCAACTTTGCGAGCTGCGCCCATTCGTCGGTAGTGGCGGCCTTGCGCCAGCGGTGTAGTTCAGTGCTCATTGATGTCTCCGGGTGAGTCGTTTGATTTGGAGTTTAGCGTTATGCTAAATACTACGCAAGCATCATTTAGCAATTTGCACATTTATCATTTTGCTAAAAGCAGTAACAATGCAGGGATGGAAAATAAAGAAATCAGAAAAGCCAACCTGGAAGCGCTGTATGAGAAGCGCCAGCACGAGTCTGGAATGACTAAGGCGCAGTTCGCCGAGCTCATCGAGACAAGTCCTGCTGCGCTTAGCCAGCTACTGGGACCAAACCCTCATCGCAATATCGGCGATAAGATGGCTCGCAAAATTGAAACTGCGCTTGATCTGCCTTTTGGCTGGATGGATGTTTTACACGCCAGTGAAGAACCTTCGAACGTTGCATTTCGAGGACTGAACGAGACAAAAGGAAGTTATCCTGTAATCAGCTGGGTAAGCGCGGGGCAATGGATGGAAGCTGTAGAACCTTATCACCGAAGAGCGATAGATCGCTGGTATGACACGACTGTTCACTGCTCAGAAGATTCATTCTGGCTGGACGTTAAAGGGGATTCTATGACCTCCCCGGCCGGCCTGAGCATACCAGAGGGAGCAGCGATACTTGTTGACCCTGAAGTCGAGCCGCGCAACGGAAAGCTGGTTGTAGCGAAGCTAGAAGGCGATAACGAAGCGACCTTTAAGAAGCTTGTAATCGATGCCGGCAGACGCTTCCTTAAGCCACTTAACCCCGCATATCCAATGCTAGAGGTTAATGGGAACTGCAAAATTATCGGCGTTGTGGTTGATGCCAAAATACTAAACATCCCATAACCTCACGCAAACCCCCTCAAGCCCGCCATCGTGCGGGCTTTTTTACGTCCAGAATCCCTGCGCTGTAAATTTTTAATCGCTTACTAATCAATACGCTAAATAAAACCTACCAACAATTTAGCATTTTGCTATTGCGCATAATTTAGCATCACGCTAAATTTACCCCATCGAAACGAAACATCGACAGCTGAGCGAAGTTAGCCAGCGGCGAAGTGGAGTTAGAGGACCGCTTAGAGCCGCCACTTGAATTTCAGCAGGTGACGGGGAGTGCGAGGGGTGTAACGGGCAATGGAGAGCCGGTGTGACCAGCTGAAATTTGAATAAAAAAATTAGAGGAGAAACTCAAATGAAGCACTAAAGCGGACAGACCGCACTTCCAAGCCGCAGTAATGATGTGGCCCCGAGTCTCTATGAGAGCCAGACGCAGGTCCGAACTGCGACATACCGCTGGTCAGGGTTAATCGAGGAAAAGGGTATGCCGGTAAAGCAGCGCGAACGCCAGAAGCGCACCGGTTATAAGCGGCGATGAGCGACAAGGTCTCAAGGGCATGAGCGCGGCCACTGCGAGAGTGTGGCGAAGTGCTTTGGGCTGGCAGACGGTTATCAGCTAGTTGGTGAGGTAATGGCTCACCAAGACGACGACGGCCTTCCCTGCTTCATTGTTGGGAGCCAGCACCAAAGCATTTCTCCCGCATCAGCGGGTAACGACAGAGGGTAAGGGTATGTCAGATAAGCAGGTTCAACTGTCTGGTAAATGCGTCTTGAAGATAGACACCATCAAAGGCAGCAGCACTATCGAAATACCAAAAGTGAATCTCAGCGGCAAAAACAATGCAGACGCTTTGCTTAATGAAGTGTTCCATTTTGGAGTAATGCGTCACGGGAAAAACAAGCTTCGCGAAATGCTTGAAGAGAAGCTTGATGGCTACGGGGAAGAGTACGAAAACCATGGCCTCACTTACGACTGACCCGCTCCGGCGGGTTTTTTAATGCCTCATACCTCACCGCATTTACGAGTGCGGTTAGTTATGACAACCGGCGGCCATCCACCGCCCATTGAAACACTGAATAAATGCGTTGAAGTCTTGTATTAACCGTTCAGCGGCCCGGCTTAAGGGCGGAGATGATTATGAGCAAATTACGAGTTTGGCATATCCCCCAGGTTCCCATGAAGGCGTTCATGGTTGAGGTGCAAAGTGTCGAAGAAGGCGTTCGAATGATGGATGCCCTGGCTGACTATGACGCTTTCCAGTACGACAACAACATCAAGCCAGATTACTGCAACGCTAATGGCTTGCAGATGTGGGATGAAAGCCTGACAGATGAAGAAATGGCTGACATGGAACTCACTGACCGCTGGGTTGACTGGTATAGCGAATATTACGACGACCCACGCGAATATCTCGAGAGCCTTGAGCGGGAGGCCTCATGACAGTCACCCACAACGGCAAGCATTACACCGTCAAAAAGCTCAACGATAACGAGTGGCAGCTGACGTCGCTATCGGCACCGCGGGAAAAACTGATGCTGAACCGCTGGCAGATGCATATCGCTGGCCTCCTGGAACAGGTTGAGGTGAAGGTATGATGCGAAAGCACAAGTTGCCTAGTGCAGAGGAGATAGATGCCTTGCTGGATTACAACCCTGAAACCGGAGTATTTACGTGGAAAGTGACGAAATCAGGATGGGTTGTAAAGGGTCGGCCTGCTGGTTCAAAAAACAATAATGGCTATCTCCGAGTTGGTATTGGAAGAAGGCACTACTTCCTTTCTCGAATAGCATTCTTCTTATGCACCGGGGAATCCCCTGAAGAAGTAGACCATATCAATGGTGACAGAACAGATAACAGGGCGTGCAACTTAAGAGCCGCAAGTCGTCATGAAAATTGCCTCAATAAGTCGGTAAGAAGCGACAGCAGGACTGGTGTTAAAGGCGTCTCATGGAGACCGGATGTTAAAAAATGGTCTGCACGATCAACTGATTCATCGGGAAAGAGAGTGTTTTTAGGTTACTACCGCAACATCAGCGATGCGGTGGCTGTCCTTAATGATTTTCGGAGAGAACAGCATGGTGAGTTTGCAAAAAATTAGCAGCAACTTGCACTACGGCACAACCCCGCTCATTCGCCAGTGCGTCACGCCCGGCATGATGGCAATGCATGAAGGCCGCACCTATCGCGTTTCAGCGGTCATTCAGGAGCGCAAATGGGTGTATCTGCACACCGATGCAGAAATCATCCGCCTCAGTGACTGCGTGATTGACGTTCTTCTGGACGGTCACGGAAACCCTATCCAGCACTAACCACCCTATTCAACCGATCGGCCTAGCTCAATGCGGGCGGGATCTGCACATCCAAATTTCAGGAGTTCAGCCATGAACGCATACCTCACTTACGACCGAATCGAAGATCGGCGCTGGGTTGAGCAGCAGCTCACCGACGAGAAAGAGAAGTGGATCGACGACCGGGCGCAGCAAATCATCGACATGATGCCAAAAGAGCCGTCCGGCATCTTCCACTTCACGGTCCCGATTGACTCCAGCCCGTACGAAGGACTTCGCAGCGATAAATCTGGCGAGGCCTACAACGATTTCATTTCGGCAGTTGCTTACGCCCAGGCGGAATACGACTGGGAACACCGTACCGGCTGCCCGTTTTAATTTTTGAGGGGATTAACGATGGCAAACGAATTAACAATCACGGCGAGCGCGCTGCAGGAAAAAGGCATCGACGTCGCTACCTGGAGCGCGCTGAAGAACAGTATCTATCCTGGCGCCAAAGACGAATCGGTAATGATGGCGCTCGATTACTGCCGTGCCCGCCAGTTGGATCCATTACTGAAGCCCGTTCACCTCGTGCCGATGAGCGTCAAAGACTCAAGAACGGGTAAAAGCGAATGGCGCGACGTGGTCATGCCGGGCATCGGGCTTTACCGCATTCAGGCGGACCGCTCCGGCGATTATGCCGGTGCCCGCGAACCAGAGTTCGGGCCAGACGTAACTCAGACGCTTACTGGCGTCGAGGTGACCTTCCCTCAGTGGTGCAAATACACCGTCTACAAGCGCATGCCCAGCGGGGAGATCGTCGAGTTCAGCGCCAAAGAATATTGGATTGAAAACTACGCCACCGGCGGACGCGACACCACGGCGCCGAATGCTATGTGGAAAAGGCGCCCGTATGGCCAGCTGGCGAAATGCGCAGAAGCACAGGCGTTGCGTAAGGCATGGCCTGAGATTGGACAGCAGCCTACAGCCGAAGAAATGGAAGGAAAATCACTGGACGTTGATATTCGTGACGTCACGCCGCGCAACACCACAGAAGCGCTTCCACCAGCTGCAAGTGAAGAAACGCTTCAGGCGATTACCGATCTCTTAACATCGCTGAATAAAGACTGGGAGCAAGACTTCCTCCCTGTGTGCAGCGAAATCTTCAAAAGGCCAATTCTTGAGGCTTCAGACCTTACTGAAGAAGAGGCACAGAAAGGATTCAACTTCCTTCAGAAAAAAGCTAAGGCGGCAGCATGACTGGTAAAACCGTTGAAGTGACCTGCAAGTGCTGCCCGGACAAATTCCTGGCCCGAGTTGCTGACCGAAAAAGAGGTTGGGCACAGTTTTGCAGTAAGTCATGCGCTGCCTATTGGAAGCAATACGGTCGTCGCAGAGGGCATCAGTCACTTGAGATGCGGCAGTCGGCAATTGACAGAAATTCAATTGAGCGGCTACAGCGCGAAAAACATGTGAGCGATCCATCGCGAGGTTTCGTTTACGTGGGTGGATTCGGACCGTGGGATGACCATAAGGACTGCTGACATGACACCTCAAATTATCCTTGCCCGTACCGGTGTTGACGTAACCACTATCCAACAGGGCGATGAGGCGTGGCACCGGCTGCGCCTCGGCGTCATCACCGCCTCAGAAGTACACAACGTCATTGCCAAGCCAAGATCGGGAAAGAAATGGACAGACATGAAGATGTCCTACTTCCACACGCTGCTCGCCGAGGTATGCACCGGCGTAGCGCCAGAGGTTAACGCCAAGGCACTGGCCTGGGGTAAGCAGTACGAGGAAGATGCTCGTACCCTCTTCGAGTTCACCACCGACGTGAAAGTCACGGAGTCGCCGATCCTGTTCCGTGACGAGAGCATGCGCACCGCGTGCTCCCCTGACGGCCTGTGCAGTAACGGGTTCGGCCTTGAGCTTAAATGCCCTTTCACCTCTCGCGACTTCATGAAATTCCGCCTTGGCGGTTTCGAAGCCATCAAGTCTGCGTACATGGCCCAGGTTCAGTACAGCATGTGGGTGACCGGGAAAGACGCCTGGTTTTTTGCCAACTACGACCCACGCATGAAGCGCGAAGGTATTCACCACGTCGTCGTTGAGCGAGATCCGCAGTACATGTCCGACTTCAACGAAATGGTGCCTGAGTTCATCGAGAAGATGGACGAGGCGCTGGCGGAGATCGGATTCACGTTCGGGGAACAGTGGAAATGAAACGCACACCCTTTTACCGCAGGCCCGGGCGAACCGGGCAATTCTCGGGCCTCCGCGAGCGTGTTATCTGGATGATTCAAACGCGCGGCCGCCCGGTAACAGGCAGCGAAATCGCAGAGAAATTTGGCGTAACGCTTATCGAGTTCAACCGGGTCGCCAACGGCATCACCCGCGGTTCCGGGCAGATAGCGCAGATCGTTGAGTCAAAAAAATGGCTTAACGAGGACGGCATCTGCGACCGGACTTTCGACCTGGTCACGAAGCCAAAGGTCGTAACACCTCAGGGGAAATCACGACTATTCACCCGGCGCGCCATAGAGCAATCGCAGGAAGGCCGACGGCAGGAGTGCATTCAACGTGCCGCCCGCCGTAGCCGCCTGATTGCTCAGGGCCTCTACATCGACGAAATGGAGTCAGTGCTATGAAAGCGTGGTCTCTCGAAGAGCTGGCGCTGCTGTGGCGATACTCAAACGCTGAAGTCGCAGAGATTACCGGCCGCAGCATTGAAGAGGTCGGAGATAAGCGGCTGCAAACCAATATTGAGCGTAATGGCTGGGATGTTAACGATCCGGAGCGGGGGGAATCATGACCGATTACACCGGAAGTAATACCCCAGCGGATCAGCGCGACCTCTGGCGCACTCCACCAGCCCTCTTCGCCTCCCTTGATGCTGAGTTCTGCTTCCAGCTGGATGCCGCCGCGGCGCCTCATAACGCACTGTGCCGGAAGTTCATCACCGCCGAGCAGAACACGCTGGAAACGCCCTGGGCTAATTATCTGAATGTGCCTGGCTACGTCTGGATGAATCCGCCTTACAGCGACATCACGCCGTTTGTGAAGAAGGCCGATGCCGAGAGCGCCAATCAGATCGGCACGGTCATGCTGGTACCGGCAGACACTTCAGTTGGCTGGTTCAAAGAGGCTATCCAGACCGCCAGCGAGGTTCGTTTCATCACCGCCGGGCGGCTGGCTTTTATCAACCCGGTCACCGGTAAGCCAGTATCGGGCAATAGCAAAGGATCCATCCTGATTATTTGGCGGCCATACCCCCGCACGCATTGTGAGTTCACTACGGTTGAGCGAGATGTGTTGATGGAGTTTGGTACAAAGCTACTAGCTAGGCGGGAGGCTGCATGACCGAAGGTATTGATCAGCTTATTTATAACGACGAGTTTCCCGGGCTTGCGTACAACAAATTTACCGGCCAGTTCTTTGGAAGGAAAAGTGGAAACCCGATCGGCAGGATGCACAACAAGGGTTACTGGCGAATAGCTTGCGGAAAGAAGTGCTATCTCGCCCATCGGCTGGCTTGGTTCTTCTGTTATGGGGTTTGGCCCACAGAGATTGACCATATCGACAATAACAAGCTCAACAACTCCATCGGCAACCTACGTGAAGTCACCCACCAACTTAATCAATTAAATATGCCACTGCGCAGTAATAACACGAGCGGTGTGAAAGGGGTTAATTGGGATAAGCATCGTAAGCGGTGGCGCGCCAGGGTGATTATTAACGGCAAGTATTTCACTGCCGGACACTTCAAGGAAATTGCAGATGCTGAGGTGGCAATCAGGGCACTCCGCGAGCAAGTCAATGGAGAATTTGCAAATCATGGTGGCAAGTCATGACACCAGCAAATGAAAACGCCATCCGTGCCGCCTGCCGCCGATGCACCGAGGAAATCCAGCAGGCCATGCGCAAGAAGCCAAAGCCAAACTGGAACGAAACGGTGCCTCCCATCATCAACAAGCATCACAAGAAAATTGAAGCTCTGGGAGTTAGCCTCCTGGAGTTCGTCGTATACACAGGCAGGCTTAATCGCCGCTTCGGAGTGGAATAGTGAAAATATACATCGCCGGGCCAATGAGCGGCCTACCTGATTTTAACCGCGCCGCTTTCAACCATGCGCATGTTTTCCTCTGGTCGAAAGGTCATGTGGTCCTTAATCCCGCACTGCTCCCGGATGGATTAACTCAGGCGGAGTATATGGACATCTGCCTGTCAATGCTTCGCTGTGCTGATGCTGTTTTCATGCTGCGTGGCTGGGAAAAATCTGCAGGCGCCCGCGCGGAGAATGCCCTGGCCGAGAAGCTGGAAATGGAAATTATCTTCCAGGAAGAGGAGCGTGCCGCATGAACAAAGCCTCACCCGTTGATTTGAGAAAAAGCCTCGACATCGCCAATCACCTGGCGCACATCGGGATTCGCTTCGTGCCGATCCCGGTGGCGACCGAGGAAGAATTCCAGACGCTGGCCGCCGAGTTATCGCGACGGCTTGAGCAGATGGCAGTCGAAGCCGAGAAGAATGAAGGCGGTGCAGCATGAAGATTAAAACGGAAGATTTAGTAGGCATCCAGCTTGATTATGCAGCAGCACTAGCAACCGGTCAGAAGGTGGATTTTGAAGCTGATACCGGGTGTCTTTGGTTTGAAGAGCGCGATGTGTGGTTCACCTGGAGCCCCTCAACGGAATGGGCTCAATGCGGCCCAATAATGGAGAGCTTATCCATCAGCTGCTATCAGTCAGCAGACCCAGCTACTGGCAAGTTGTACCACTGGGTTGGGGTTAATGAACTGGTTTCGCCAGGCCGACGCCGGGGTCTGGTTGCTGACAACCCACGCACAGCCATTTGCCGCGCTGTTGTATTTGCAAAGCTCGGTCATGAGGTGGACATACCGGACGAGTTGGCCGTAAGGGAGCCAGCATGAAGGCACTAATCACCAGGTCGTTAAAGCGGCCTTTTTTATTGCTGGCGTTCATCTACAACCGAATTAACCGACAGTTCCGGGATCATTGACTATGGCCGACATCATCGACACAGCAGCAGAGATTGAAGAGCTTCAGCGTAACGCTGCCCTTTCCGCTCACCGCATCGACCGCAATGCCGTATCAGCTGAGCGTTGTGAAGAATGCGACGAACCAATTCCCGAGCCGCGGAGCGCTGCCGTTCCCGGCTGTCAGACCTGCGCGGAGTGCCAGGGTGTTATCGAACTGAAGAATAAGCAGAGGGGGTTGTGATGCAGCAGGCAATTTTAGACATGTGCTGCGGGTCGCGCATGTTCTGGTTCGACAAGCAGGACGAGCGCGCGGTGTTCAGTGACATCCGCGCCGAGCAGCATGAGCTTTGTGACGGTCGCCAACTGGTAATTAGTCCGGACCTTATTGCTGATTTCCGCGCCCTCCCCTTTGCCGAGAACACTTTCCCTGTCGTCGTGTTCGATCCGCCGCACCTCGAGCGTGTCGGTGATAAAGCATGGATGGGGAAAAAGTATGGTCGACTTAACAAAGAAACATGGCGCGATGATCTGCGTGCCGGCTTCGCAGAAGCATTTCGTGTGTTGTGGCCACACGGCGTACTCATCTTCAAATGGAACGAAACACAGATCCCGGTAAGAAATATCCTGGCGCTTACCGATGAGAAGCCGATCATCTGGCAGCGCACCGGCAAGGCTGACAAAACCCACTGGGTGATTTTCGTCAAAGGTGGTCCACATGTTCCAGCTAATTCAGCGGGGTCAGATTTACGCTGACCAGCACGGTTGGCCTGTAATCATCCACAGCTGCACTTCACAGATAATCCGCTACTGGCGACAGGGCCGGATCAACACCGCTTCAATCGACCGTTTTAACAATGATTTTGAGCACCTCGATCCCCGTGAGGCGGCACAGATACGCGCCGAACTGGAGACGAGCGAGCACATTAAATCGCTGCGTGCCCGGCGCGCTGCCTAAGGAGAGATTATGGGAAAGGTGACGTTTGTATTTGAGTATGAAGATGGCAAAGAGCCGCCAGTTAACGCTGGCATGGAGTTTATGGGAGGTAAGATTGTTGCAGTCTCGTTTAGTGATGCGCTTGAGTGCCTCGAAGAGGATTTTCATGAATGTTCACGGGGTAATTTAACAGTTGAACAAATTATTTCTGATCTCAACGAGTCTGGTCCGATAAGCAGAACCTTGACCGGCAATATGAATATCAAAACCATTGGCTAAACCCATCAATGACGCAACTGATAGCCAGTTATGAGCTGGCTATTGGGTGCGAAAGCACTGCTCCGTTATCCCTTTTTGCCCGGCCACGCGCCGGGCTTCTTTTTGCCTGGAGACACCCATGAGCGACATTATTCAGCTGGTACCAAACAAATGGGTCACAGAGGAACTTTTAACTGCGACAACCGGCATGTCAAAGCACATGATTCAGCATGCCCGCCGGTCTACCTGGATGGAGGGAAAGCATTATCGCCATGTTGCCCCTGATATGGCACCTAAGCAAAACAGCCCAATCATGTATAACCGCGATGAGATAAACCACTGGATCGAGCACCAAAGCCCAGCGAAACGCAGGAGAATATCTGCTTAAATGTCCTTTGGCACATCAAACGAGGAATGATTATGGCAGCATACCCAACAGGCGTAGAGGTTCATGGCGAATCGTTACGCATATGGTTCATATATCAGGGGAAGCGTGTCAGGGAAAATCTCGGCGTTCCTGACACGCCAAAAAACAGGAAAATGGCAGGCGAACTTCGGGCTTCAGTCTGCTTTGCGATAAAGACAGGCACATTCAATTATGCCTCGCAATTCCCTGATTCATCGAACGCAGAGAAATTCAGCACTGTCAGAAAGCAAATCTCACTACTTGAACTGAAATCGAAATGGCTTGGGCTTAAAGAGATGGAGCTTAGCCTCGGGACATTGAGGCGTTACGATTGCCACCTCACAACCACTATCGAAACAATTGGTGAGCACAGGTATATCGGCAGCCTGAACACTGAAGATATCCTTAGTGCCAGGAAGGAGCTACTGAACGGCTGGCAGAAGACCAGACATGGCCTAAATCATCCACCCAAAAAGGGAAGAAGCGTTCCTACAGTCAATAGCTATATGGCATGCCTTGGCGGGATGCTGAGCTTTGCTTTCAAAAGTGGCTACCTGAAAACCGATCTGATGGCAGGTATTACCCCTCTCGCAAAAGAAAGACCCATTCCAGATCCTCTTACTTCTGATGAGTATCAGAGAGTGGTTGCGGCCTGCCCAACGCTACAGTTTCAGAATATGGTTATCTTTGCGGTTAATACAGGCGTCAGGCATGGCGAACTAAGCGCGTTATCCTGGGAGGATGTGGATACTGTCAACTGGACTGTTACAGTGTCACGTAACTATTCCCTGAAGGGAAACTTCACCCTGCCAAAAACCAACGCCGGGATTCGAACAATACAGCTGACCCAGCCAGCAATTGATGCACTCAAGGCGCAAATGCCACTGACCAGAATGATGGCATCCCACAAGGTAAGCGTCAGCCTACGGGAATACAAAAAAAAGAGAACCGATGAATGCACCTTTATATTCTCGCCGTCCATTACTTCAATGAACGGTAAGAAGACGATGTGCTACGTCCCCGGATCCATTAATTCAGCCTGGCGCACTGCCCTGCGTCGTGCAGGCGTCCGACAAAGACGGTCATATGAAACCAGGAACACATATGCGTGCTGGGCACTGGTCGCCGGAGCGAACCCAAATTTCGTTGCGCACCAGATGGGCCATTCGTCAGCGCAAATGCTATTCACGGTTTACGGTAAATGGATGACCGAGAATAACCATGACCAGGTGGGCATTTTGAACGCATCATTTACTCAAAATGCCCCACTGATGCCCCATAGAAAAACCGCATAACCTTAATTATCTGATTTAACATATTAATATCACTTCAATCATGATTCATCTGGATGAGCAAGGTCGGCTCTTTTGCCTTTAGCTTCCTGCCGGTAATGTTCTGTATCGCCATTCCTCTGGGTCTGGCGCGCGAAAACAAAGGCGTGGCGGCGTTTGCGGGCTTCGTTGGCTATGCGGTCATGAACCTTGCGGTTAACTTCTGGCTGACCGCCAAAGGGATCCTGCCCACGACCGACGCGGCGGTACTGAAAGCCAATAACATTCAGAGCGTGATTGGAATTCAGTCCATCGATACCGGGATCCTTGGAGCCGTGATCGCGGGAGTGATCATCTGGATGCTGCACGAGCGCTTTCATAACATCCGCCTGCCCGATGCGCTGGCCTTCTTCGGCGGCACCCGCTTTGTGCCAATCATTACGCTGGTTGTGATGGGTCTGTTTGGTCTGATCATCCCTCTGATTTGGCCGGTTTTTGCCATGGGGATCACCGGTATTGGCCGCATTATCAACGGCGCGGGTGATTTCGGCCCGATGATTTTCGGTACGGGTGAACGTCTGCTGCTGCCATTTGGTTTACAGCATATCCTGGTTGCCCTGATCCGCTTTACTGAAGCAGGCGGCACTATGGACGTTTGCGGTCATTCCGTTAGCGGCGCGCTGACCATCTTCCAGGCCCAGCTGAGCTGCCCGACCACGCACGGCTTCTCTGAAAGTGCGACGCGTTTCCTCTCTCAGGGGAAAATGCCTGCCTTCCTCGGCGGCCTGCCGGGCGCTGCGCTGGCGATGTACCACTGCGCCCGCCCGGAAAATCGTCATAAAATTAAAGGCCTTCTGATCTCCGGCGTTATTGCCTGCGTGGTGGGCGGTACGACAGAACCTATCGAGTTCCTGTTCCTGTTCGTGGCACCGGTGTTATACCTCATCCACGCCGTACTGACAGGCCTGGGCTTCACCGTGATGGCTGTGCTCGGTGTGACCATCGGTAACACTGACGGTAACGTGATTGACTTCGTGGTATTCGGTATCCTGCACGGCCTGTCCACCAAGTGGTATCTGGTGCCGGTTGTGGCCGCCATCTGGTTCGCGGTTTACTACGGGATCTTCCGCTTCGCCATCACCCGCTTTAACCTGAAAACGCCTGGCCGCGATACCGATACGGCCACCAGCGTTGAACAGGCAGTGGCCGGTACCGTTGGGAAATCCGGATATAACACGCCGGCTATTCTGGCGGCGCTGGGCGGTGCGGATAACATTACCTCTCTGGATAACTGCATCACCCGCCTGCGTTTGTCGGTGGCGGACATGTCCAAAGTGGATACCAACGCACTTAAAGCTAACCGGGCTATCGGCGTGGTACAGTTAAATCAACACAATTTGCAGGTCGTCATTGGCCCGCAGGTACAGTCAGTGAAGGATGAGCTGGCAACCCTGATGCGAACCGTCGAAGCCTGA